TCAGAAGTGGCATTTTGGGTATCATCTTATAGAAGAAAGCATAAAGCATATCAAACTCATCATCGTATTTAATATACTTAAACTTATACTCTGTTCCAAATTTTTCAAAATATTTATTAGTGTTATTAAGAATTCTATCCTGCATGTCTTCTGGCATATCTTTTAGACCAAGTAGAATGATTTTATCATCATAAACAATTGATATTGAAAGTACTTGCGTAGAAGCTCCTTCCTTAACAACATTACCATCTTGGTCTTTTACATCAGCCGCTTCAGGAAAACCATCAACAATCTCAGTCTCGATATCGATAAAGAATACCTTAGGAAGATTAAATTCAAATATTTCTTCTTTTTCAGACTCAGGTAAAGCATCTAGAAACTCATATGTAGCATATCTATCTGGGTGATTTACTTCAATCTGTTTAACAGACTTACCATCCCAAGAACGATATTCTGGATGTCTTTGAACATCATTATCATCACAAGCAACATACTTCATTGGATTATCCCAATTATAATATTTGAGTTTGATGTCACCGGATTTATCTACATAGCTGACAACTAATTTTTTACTATTTGTTAAGTATTGAGTTTCTACAAGCATTTTATTTTATTTTTTTAAAAGTCACAATCAAAATAGTCTAAAATAATCCCATTTCTTTTATTAATAAAAATCAATTCATCTCTTTTCATCAATTGGTATTCATAATGTCTACCCGTTTTGAATAGAGTTCTAATAAATGGAATTTCTTGACTATAATTGACGTGGTTTTCATCAACCATAAGACATAAAATCTTTTTATCATCTTCAGGATTATAATTAATAACTTCATCATTATGGTCTCTTTCTAAACCAGATTTACCATAACAAATAAATTTAGTAACCAATTCTTCACCAGATGGTTCATAAGATATCGTAATATCATCACCAACCTGAATATTCAGATCCTCTTCACTTAAATAAAGTCTTATCCAAAAGTAAATTTTTTGTTCTTCAATAATTTTAGATGTTGATACTATTTCCATTTCATCGGATAAACCTTCGGTATTCAAAGATTTAATTGCCTCTAGAAGTTGTTCCTTATAATCACTTTTAATAATCATAGATTTTATTTTATTTTTAATATTGACCAATATTAATTAGATACTCAATATAGTTTCTTTCATCGGTCATTTTAGATAAATTCTGATTAACTCTCAGAACGTATTCATCTTGTGATAATCTCTTTCTTTTAAACTGTTCGGTTAAAGTCTCAATATTTTTTATTGATTCATTAATCGCAACCACATTTTTTGTTCCTGATTTTTTCATAAGTTTTATACTTTTATATTATTAATTGTTTAATTTGAAAGTGGAAAATGTATTGTTGGTGAAGATTGATAATTTAAAATTTCAATATCATCATATTTTAAATCAAAAATTGATTTATTATGCAATTTTAATTTTGGAAGTTCAAAAGTTTCTCTTTTTAGTTGTTCATTTACTCCCTTTACTTGATTTACATAAATGTGACAATCTCCACCTGAAAAAATCAAATCATTCGCAACCATATTCACTTCTTTGGCTAATAAATGAAGAAGTAAAGCATAAGAAGCTATATTGAATGGAATTCCCAAAGGCGCATCACAACTTCTTTGTGTCCACATCAAGTCAAGTTTTCTTGAAGGAACTCCAAGACTATCAAGTTTTTCTTTAGTAAAGTCTTCTGCGTAGTGTAGACTTTTGCCTAAAGAATCGCACCAAAATTTTATTCTTTCACCGTGGGACATTTGAGTTGTATAACATTGAAAAACAAAATGACAAGGAGGAAGTGTCATTTGAGATAATTTTTCAACATTCCAAGCTGATACAATTAATCGCCTACTATCTGGACTAGTCTTTAAATCATTAATTAAATCTGTAATTTGGTCATTTTTATTCACCATTCTATAATCTGATGGTGAACCGTGATACCAACCAGACACAATATTTTCTTTACCACCCCATTTACGCCACTGAGCACCGTAAACTGGACCTAGCTCTCCCCACTTTTGACAAAATTCATCATCATTAAGTATTTCTTGTATAAACTCTTCTTTAGAATATGGTTCTGGGTGCGCATTACCATCAGATCCATTTACTACTTTACACCACTCACCGGAGCTATCTAAAGTAACATTTTTAATGTAGTTTTTATAAGCATCACCGTCCCAGATATGTACACCGTTTTCTAGTAAATACCTGATATTAGTATCACCTCTTAGAAACCAGATTAATTCATGAATTACTCCTTTAGTGAATATCTTTTTTGAAGTAAGAAGTGGAAATCCCTCTTTCATATTGAACCTCATTTGATATCCAAATATTGAAATGGTTCCTGTTCCGGTTCTGTCTTCTTTTTCAACACCATTATTGAGTATGTTTTCTAAGAAACTAAGGTATTGTTTGTCAACATTATTTTTCATAAACTATAGATAATTTTTTTTGATTAACATCATATGGACACTTATCGATCCATTTTTCACTAAACCAGAATGTTCTTCCGGTTTTATCTTTACAATAGACACCTTTTTGATAAAAGACCCATTCTTGAAAATCAAAATAATCAGTATCAAAAGGATTTTTCCAATCTTGTAACTGACCACCATTGAGACTATAAGCTTTTAGTGGAATGTCTTTACACATATCTAAAATTTGTGGATATGATTTAATTATTTTTCTGGCTTCTTCAAATGGATTTACATCAAGATAGTATAAAATGGTACTTCTGAGATAGTTACCAATACCATTAAAGTATTTTTGGTCTAATAAAGCCTCACAAATAGGCTTGTCAAATACTTTTTTATCTAAATTAGAGATAACTTCTTTTTTGAAGTTATCAAATTCTTTAGTTGGATCAAAGCCTCTTTTAACACCAGTAAAACCACCTACTCGATATTTAGGACCCATATAAAGACCATAAAGAAGTAGTGAGTTACCATCAGTAGTATCCAGTCTTAATCTAGTAAACTTTCTATCAGACCAAGTTTCAGTCGGTGTGAATAACCAATTACCAGACATTCCCATAAATATTGAGATTTTAAGTTCGGCATCATCATGATAGGCTCTTAATATTAACTCTTTACCATTAGAAACAGATTCAACTTTGAAGTTTTCAATTAGATTAGAGTCAATAGCATTATTACCCTTTTCAACGTGATATATTTTTTTGAAGGTTTTATCCTTTACATTCTGATTAATATAATCAGCCATGATTTTTAATTCCGCTAGTTCAGGCATTTGATATAAATTTGATAATGATTATATCAAATTTTAGTTACAAGTTTTCTTTACCCATTTAACAAGTATATCACCATGACAAGATTTACCACCACCGCCTAAATTTTTACACCAACATCCGAGTGTTTTATCTTTTAATTCATGTAAATCATTCATTAATTCTTCATTAGAAAGAAGATACTGTTCATAAGCATCTACAATTGTTTTTCTCGGCGTTCCGTCTGGAAAAGTATCACGAAGTTCTTTAGGATAAGCCCATTTGTTATATTTTCCACCAGGAAGACGACCAATATAAATATCAAAAGGTTCTTTTTTAAAATGAACTACTCTGACTTTATGATCGTGTTTTGGTTTTCCCTTAAAACTGTCAAAAAAATCATCCATTTAATAATCTATTCAATTAATTTTTAATTCTTTCTGTTTGTATGTCTTTTAAAACTTCTATAGTTAATTCCAACTCGTCTACAAAACTAGTCATTTCCTTATTGTACCATTTAAGACCTAACCACCTCCAGTAAAAAAGATGTGATACTAAGAAAAATAGATACACTCCTGTAGTATTATCTAGAAAAATGGGATATAACATAAAAACAACAAACGATAGAAACCAAAAGAAAAACTCTGATGATAAATTGAGAAGCACTTTGTGTGCTTTTATATACCTTTCTAATTTTTTATCAGAGAAGTCTTTTGTGTTTTTTAACTCTTGATTTTTAACATCGTGATAGTTCATATTTTTTATAGATCAAATTTTATACATTGTTCAGTGATATATTTAGAGTGTTCTAATTGCAAGTGAGTTGCTAATCCTATAGTAATGTGATAACCAAAATAAGGATCGCCCAAACCCATAGATGTTCTGATATTAACACAATCTAAAGACTCAGCTTTTAACCACCAGTGTCCTTTTTTATTAGAACGAACAATAGTTGGATCATATACAACAGTGACTTGTTTACCATCAAATAATTCTTTAGCTTGTAAGTAAACTTCATCATCAACAATATCATTGATGAATGTTAAGTGAGTACCTCTAAGTGGTTTATTTAAAAATAAATTAAACCTTTTCTTTAGAAACCAAGAGTAATACTCATATAAGTCACAATCAAATTTTACAATAGCTACTTTTTTCCACGCGGATTGAGCATTGTGCTTTTTAGTCACATTGATAGGATTAAATACTAAAGTACCTTTCATCTCAAACATGTCGCAAATATACATTTTTATTTTAATATATACAAAAAATTAGATTAATATATGGATTTTGTGGTAATTACTGTATCAAATTTAATTTGGATGTTCTATTGTTTGACCGAAGGTGTTAGAGAAGGTTTTTTTAATCATTATAGAAACACATACAGAAACAAATTAGGTTATAATTTCAAAAGAATGTTTCTTATTCAAAGATTACTAGTACTTTTCGCAACAGGTGGTATAATGTTACACACAATTGGTTTGATTGCAATTCCATTTATTATAGGTCAAATATTTATGTTTCATTTCTTACATAAATTATCATATAGTTGCACCGTAAATAAAATTGAAAAAACAAAATCCGAACAAGAAATTCAAATCAAAGAAAAAAATACAGATATTAGAGAACCTATGATAATTTTAGGTATAACTTTACAAATATTTATCTACTTATTTTTTATGTAATTATGAAAAAGAAATTAACCAAACAAGAAAAAGACTTATTAAGAGAAAAATTTATTGTTAAGTTCTGTAAAGAAAAAAATTGGAACTTCAATGAACTAACAACTGGTCAAATGTTGATTGTTACAAGTCAACCAGGTTTCATCAACCCTCAAATTTAGTATTCACCGGATAATCATCATAGTCATCCCAACCATGAGATTTTTTAGCAACTCCAACAATGGGTAAATCCTCCCAATCAATTTTACAAACAGCTTCACATAATTTATTTAGGTGTAAAATATCTTGCCTTTCGGAAACAGAATGTTCATTATAATAACCAACAGAAATGTTAGTACACTCTGAAATTAAATTGGTAAACTGTGCGGAATCTGTATAAATTCCGGTAGGATCTGGTCTATACGAAAAGTCTACGTCAACCGCATTTAATCTTTTTGACAATTCAATTGCAAATTCATTTGAACAACACTCACCATATAATTGATCAGTAATAATAGAACCTGTTCCTCGACGGTCAAAAGATACACACTTAGTTATGTAATTTGAAAATTCAGTCTCAAACCAATTATTAGAAAGCTTTGAAGAACCAACACAACCTCTTTCTTCACCAACAAAAAAGTAATAAAGACCCGGTATCTTTTTTTCAATCATATAAAGTAAAACTGTCATTCCAGCTTTATCATCAGCACCTAATATTGTATGACCGTCAGATTTAATTATATTTCCATCAATTATATGTTTTACCTTTTCTTGTTTACGATCTGCAGTATCGAGGTGACAAGTAAACATAGTAGTAGCACGATTACCGATTTCAAAATAGTAATTACCAAACTCATCTTCTTTATAATTTTCCGGTAAGTATTTTAATAAATCCCCTTCGGTACCGTGTGGGTATGTTTTGCTTGTTAGTTGCAAAAATTTCTCTTTTATATTCATCTGTTATATTTTTTTTATTCATTGTCAAATAAGTGTTGTAACTTTTTATCTCTTATGTAAGCCAACTTTAAAGATTCTATTGTAGATGTTGAATTATTTATTCTATCAGTAATCCAAGTATCAACTTTGTGTAAGTCTTTATATTCCTTTCTAATATGAAATTCATTCACATCATCACCGGTTTTATAATGGAATTCTTTTGCCACAATTACAGCATCAATTTTTAGTTTATCTATTTCATCAATAAATTGCCACATGTTATTTTTAGAAATTGACCAGAAGTCAAAAACAAGAAGGTCCACTCTAAATAGATTTGATTTATCATTTATTTTTTGAAAAAAATCATCAAAGTTTGAAAATTCAATTTTATTATTTAGATAATGATAAAGACACAGATCATGATACTTACTTGAAGAACTTGGTTTATGTGGTGTAAAAAGTACATAATTTCTTCCGGCTAAATCAAAAAAATTGACTATTTGACCAACACCGGAGCCAACTTCACTGATATCACCAGTGAAATAGTTATATTTCTTTAGGTCTACCATAAACGTTTTTTTTCTTTACATCAACTAAAAAATTATTAGTATGTAGAAACTTTCTACCAATTAATAATCTAAATTTCATATCTTTTCTATTTGTTAATGAAACAAATGTATTATATCTCTTTTTACCAATTTGAATTTTTAGCTTAACTCCATATCTTTTTTGAACTTTACCATTGGAACTTTTAACTTCCAACTCAGACCATTTGTTAAATATGTAAGTGTTATTTTCAATTTTAACTTTTAAACCACAATCTTCAATTTTTACATAATCAACATGTAAAGCCGCACTAAAAGCTCCAGTATCTACCTTAGCTAAAATCACACCTTCGTTTAATTTTGGAAAATAAATTTTTTCAGTACGTCCTATAATTTTTGTCATAGAGAATGGTTTTTTATAATATATAAAAATATGTTATTAATAAACAAAATTTCATTTGGTGATTTTCTAAGTTATAAGCAGGAACATATAAATTGTTTAATCCATAATTCAAATAATGGATACATATCTGAAATATTTGTCTTCATTGATGGTGATAATAAAGACCTACCTAAACATCCAAAAATAAAATACTTTGTAAAAAAATATGACGAATATCAATTATTAGAAATTTCTAAAAAATACACATCACAAAGTAAAATAATTTGGTCAAAAAAATCACTAATTGGTTTCAATGAAGATTTAAGGTTTTTATTGACAGAACCATCTATCTACAAGACAAAAGATTTTATTATTATTAATAAAGATACTAAAATTAGTAAAGATTTGGTTATTGATGAACATTTTAAAAATCCTAAAATATCCACAATTGACTTTGGAACTATTCATAAAAAAAATAATCCGATTGAAAAAGAATTAAAACTAGAAAATATTAGAAGAAAAGGTGATTTAGTAAAATCTAAAAATTTAGACGTATTTAAAAAACTAAATGTAATAATAGTCTCTGTAAACTATAATGACTTTCTTTTACCGACACTCACAAGGAATATTGAAACTTTTGATAATATTACTGTTGTCACCAGTAATGAAGATAAAATGTGCCAAATGATTTGTGAAAAATTTAAAGTTAATTATATCACAACAGATATAATGTATGACGAAGGAGCCAAATTTAATAAAGGAAAAGCCATAAACTTAGCTATAAATTCAATAAAAGATCCAGGATTCATTTTACTTATAGACGCTGATATTATCGTAAAGGACAGAATAAATACAGAATACTTAGACACAGAAACACTTTATACTTCAGATAGATGGATGTGTGAAACTTACGATGACTTATATAAATGGGAGACAGATGTAAACTCTCTAAAAAAACATATAAAAAACGAATCAGATAGAGGATTAGGATTTTTTCAACTGTTTCACTACTCAAAGGCAATTAGCTATCCAGAAACATCAGAGAATGCTGCATTTTCAGATTTGTTATTTAGAGATAAATTTACACAAAAACAAACTATTAAAAACCATATAATTCATTTAGGGAAAAGTTACACTAATTGGGATGGTAGAAAGACTGATAGATTTATTGAAGATGCTGAATTTCAAAGATTATTTGAATCAATCGGACAAAATAAATTTGATATAAACTCATATTTTGATAAAATTTACTGTTTAAATCTGGAAAGAAATAGTGAAAAATGGCAAAAAACAAATACACAATTTAAGGAGCTTAATATAAATGTAGATAGATTTTTAGGAATTGATGGCAATGACATAACAGACGATGAATTCAACGAAATATCAAATAGAAAAATATCCGAAGTTGATTCAAGTAAATTAGGTTTAATTGAAAATAAGTATGCACTTGGTTGCCTTATGTCTCATATAGAAATCATAAAAGAAGCAAAGTCAGCCAAGTATAAAAGAATACTTATTTTTGAGGATGATGTGATTTTATCAAATGAATTTAACGAAAGAATTTCTCAAATAAATAAATTAAGCTGGGAACTACTTTATTTAGGCGCATCTCAATTTAATTGGACAGGAGTAAAAGTTAATAATGGTTTTTATAAATGCTCAAATACATTAGGAACATTTGCTTATGCTATAAATTCAAACATTTATGATGATTTACTTGAACTATTTGAAACAAAAAGAAAATCAATAGACAATCTTCTTTCCGAATATCAATTAAAAAATAATCAGAGTTTTGTTATTTATCCAAATATAGTAATTTCAGATGTCTCTCAATCGGACATAAGACAAAGCAAATCAATGGATGAATATTCAAAATTAATGAAATGGAATTTAGAGTCGTTCAATTTCAATATTGATGATGTAGTATCACCAAACTCTCTGGAAAAACTAATAAAATCAAATCATATAGAGTTAGTAAAAAAATCAACGACCAAGACCAGTAAAAAAAGTATTCTATTTCTAATATACTTAAACGATACAGGCGGCGCTGAATATGTATCATATCAACACATCAAAGCCTGTAAAGAACTTGGATACAATGTAGTTGTAATTTCAGCAGGAAAAGGAATGTTTTTTGAAAAAACTAAACTATTAGATGTCGATCTATACCACTCAAAGTTAAATGAAATAGATAAATCAAAAGTATATGAAGTTTTGGAATCATTAACGAATGATGTTGATATAGTTTATAATTGCAACTACTTCGGAATTTCTGAATACATACATAAAGTAAAAGAAAATAAAAATTTTAAATATTATACCATAGCGCACTCTGATATAGAATGGGTAACAAATGAAGTCTATAAACATGATATTATAACAGACAAATATATTGTGATTCATGACAAAATTAGAAATGAATTAAATAAAAAGGGTGTATGTAATACAAGAATATCAACAGTTCCAAATTATGTAGAATTTTATAAAATCCAAGACTCCTATAAAAACTTTGATAATAGAAATCTAAAGAGAAAATTTAGAATACTTAATAACGAATTTATTATTGGAATGATCACTAGAATTTCTCCTGATAAAAATATTCTAGATGCAATTAAAATTTTGAGCAAATTAGATAATAACACTAAACTACTTATTGTTGGAGACGCACCGGAAAAAGAAGAGTCAAAACCCTATAAAAATGAGGTATTAGATGAAATAAAAAAATACAACCTACAAGATAGAGTAATTATAACAGGACATGTAAATAACGAAGATGTTATAAAATACGCGTCGTGCTTTAATATAGCTATAAATACTTCTCCAAGTGAGGGATTACCAATATCACTACTTGAGCAAATGTCAATAGGTATTCACTGTGTATATCCTTCACATGGTGAGATACCTTTGGTGCTATCAGGATGTGGGTCTGTAATAGAAATGAAACAAAGAAAATCATTTGATCCTTCAAGTGATGATTATATATTCTCCAGGTTTAAAGATTTTGAGATAGATATGTTTGTCAATGAAATAAAATCTATTCTAAATAAAAATACAATAGATAAGAATAAAATAATAGAAAGGATAAAGTATCATAGAAGCTCTGAAAATGCTAAATATTATTTAGACTTCCTTTATGGAGGATACAAAGAAGGAGTAAGCTTTGTTATTAGAGCTAGAAATGAAATATTAAATATACAAGATTGTATAGATAGTATTAGTGATATAGCAGATGAAATTATTTTTGTAGACCATTTATCTACAGACGGAACATATGAAAAAGCATTAGAGTTAAGTAAAATTTATGATAACTTAAAAGTTTTCAGATATGATAGAGAAATACCAAAACCAGGACCTAACTATCAAAATAATATAAATATATTGGGTAATAGTATAGCTCAATATTATAACTTCTGTCTGAGTAAATCTACAAGAAAAACCATATTTAAATGGGATGCTGACTTTATAGCAAATAGAGAAAATCTAAACAAACTAATAACATCTTATTCATTGAGAACAAGAGATGATAAATTCTCAATGTGGTTTACTGGAGAAACTGTATTCATTAAAGATGAAAAAAAGTATATTAATAAGGATTCATTCTATGATGAATATAGAGGATTCTCTCTGTCTAACGGAGTAAAATGGGAAGACGCAATTAGATGTGAGTATGTAGATAGAAAATACGCAAACTCTTCGATTGCACTAAGATTTGAAGATCCATGTTTCTACGAAATTAAAAGATTAGATATAGATGAATTTGAACACAGAGAAGGTCTTATAGACGAAAGAGATAGAAAGGATTTTCAAATAATTCAAGACTTACAATTAAATAATATACCAAGTTATTTAGAGGAGATTGAAAATCTAAATAAAAAAGTAATCATAACTTATGGAACTTTTGACACCTTTCACTTTGGACATATGGAAATCATAAAAAGAGCCAAAAAGATGGGAGATTATTTAATAGTAGGTATATCAACCGATAGTTTTAACTTATTAAAAAATAAAATAAGTAGATTTAACTATGAACAAAGAAAAGAATGGATAGAATCTATTAAACAAGTAGATTTAGTAATACCTGAAGAAAGTTGGGAACAAAAGGTAGATGATATAAGAAAATACAAAGTAAACACATTTGTTATGGGTGATGACTGGAAAGGTAAATTTGACAATCTACCATGTGATGTTGTATATCTTCCAAGAACAGAAAATATAAGTTCTACAGAAATTAAAAAAATATTATGAATCCTAACGAGATTTTGGAAAAAATAATAAATGCAAAATTTGTAAAAAAACAAAAAAAACTATTAAAATTACTTAATGAGTTAATAGATGAATTGGATAAAAATAAAATAGACCACTGGTTAGGATACGGCACATTGATAGGATGTCTTAGACATAAGGGATTTATACCATGGGATGATGATATAGATATATGCATTCCACAGGAATATCTAGAAACAGTTTTGAATATCAATATGAATATAAAGATAACAGAATCACCAGTAGATGATAAATTATATAGAGCAAGTATAGAAGACGAATCAATAGATATCTTCTTCCTTAAAAGAAATAATGAAATAGAATATGGAATATCATCAGAATTAACAGAAGATGAAATATATCCACTAAAAAAGTCAACATTTAATAATATATTATGTAATATACCAAATAATCCATATAGTTGGTTTAAAAGAAAATATGGAGGTGTTAACCCATTGGAAAAATGTCTTTTATGGAATCACAGTATCAATAACTATTGGAATGATGAATTCGATATGTTTAAATATGAATTTGATTTTAATATCTTAGATGAAAAGTGGAAAATTTATTTTATATAAAAATAAATTTTGATACAAAAAGATGTAAAATATTTAATTATCAAATTTAATATATAAGAAAAATTACACTATAAACATGCAATTCGAAGTTAGAAAATTTGAAAAAGAAATAGACTTGATATTTGAAAAAGTTTATTCAGTAAACGAATCAATATCATCTGTAGAAAGACAAGCTTTAATCAAAGGTTTTGAAGATGGTCTTAACGAAGGACTTGGATCTTGGTTGGGTACTGCTTTTGGTAAAGCAACAAATTTTTTTAAGAGCTTACCAGACAGAGCAAAAAGTTGGTACAATACAGGAAAAAAATACGCTACACAGGCGTGGAACTGGATTAAAGATTTAGCTATGAAAATAGCAAATGGTGTAAAAGAAGGTTTCAAAACAGCAGTCAATTGGTGTACAACCAATTTCAAAAAATTTGTAGAGTATGTTACAAATGCTTACTACTCAGCCATTGAAGGTATCAAATCAGCTTGGCAAAAGTTTTCTGGAAAAATCGCACAGTTTTCAGAATGGTGCGTAGATATGTGGCATAAACTTGTAGAAAATGTAAAAAGTTTAGTTAAAACTACAAAAGATAAACTTTTAGCACTTGGTGGTAGATTATCAGAGTGGTTATCTGAAAGTTGGGCAAAAATTAAAGAATATGCTGAAAAAGCAAAGAATTCAACAATTGAAGCTTTTAAAAGACTTGGAGAAATTGTTTATAATGCACTTAGCACTGGTCTTAAAAAAGCAGGACAAATCGCATCAGCTATTTTATTAGTTTGTGCTTGGCCTTTTACTAAACTTTTAGAAATGGTTAAAAAAATACCAAGCCTATTTCAAAAACTTGTAAAAATAATTAGCGACTATATTAAAAGCGAAATTGAAGATTTCAAAAGAGCTTATGGTGAAGAAATGGAAAGATATAAACAATCAAAACTACTTCCACCAACACCACCAAGTAATGATGGACCCAATGTTGATTTAAGTTTACCCGAAATTACAGATGAAATATCAGATGATGAGGCAGCAGCAGAATTAGCTGAATTAAAAAGAAAATACTCTGAAAAGTACGAAAGCTATCAATTTGGTAAAATCAAGAAGTTTAAAAATTTCTAATATAAACAAAACACTCATTTAAAGATATAAAATAAAAATAATTATTTTTAAATGACTTATCAACCATCTTTTACCTATATTATAGGTTATAGACACCGAGCAGATAGACTTAACAATCTAAGAAGAACATTAGACTGGGTAAACGGCTTCACAAACGTTCAAATAATTTTAGTTGAACAAGATAAACACACTAAGATATCACATCTTAATTTACGATGCGAACATATTTTTGTAAAATCAAATATGCCGTACAATCGTTCTTGGGCCTTTAATGTAGGTCTCAAGTATGCTAAATCACAAATTGTAGTATTTGGAGATTCTGATTTAATTATGAATCCTGAAGATTTTATCAACGGTCTTAAAGCCATGTCAGAATTTGAAATGGTCAGCCCATACTCTTCAGTTTTAGACTTAACACCACAAGAAAGCGGACTTCCTTTAGAACAAGTAATTAAAATAGAACGACCTGGTAGAGGCGAAACCGATAACCAAAAAATAAACATTTCTGGTGGTATAGCTATTTTCAGAAAAGAATCTGCCTTAAAAATTGGTGGTTGGTCCGAGGATTTTGTAGGCTGGGGTGGAGAAGATGATTTCCAAACTATAAAAGTACAACACTTTTTGAAATGGTCCGAATTGAAAGCTAAATGCTATCATTTATACCATAGTAGAGAGACTTTAGACCAAAAACAATATCAAAAAACTTTACAAATATTACAAAAATCAAGTCAACTATCCAGAGAAGAAATTCAAAGGTCTATTGCAATGAGCTCTCCAAAAATCGGTTTGAAGAACAAATATGACACCTTCTGATTTAAAAAATATCTGTAATTACTCAGATAAACAAATGAGCTTACCAAAGGCTCAATTAATGTATGTTGATATGATATCATCGGACGATGAAGAATATCAGAGAAAAGTGAAGCAACAAAATCGAGAACTAGTTGTTGATGCTATATTAGATGACAAAGTTGAAGAGTTAAACATATTTAGAGAAAATCAAGTTACTGATGTTTCTCAACAATATAACTCAACATCTCAAATGGGTGTTATAAGTCCAAAAATAATGCAAATTAATATGACTGCTCAGAGATTTGAGAGTTATGAAAAAGTTTGGATTCAATTAGTTGACTTTTTAAATCAAAATACACAAAGCCCGAAAAGTCTTCAACATAGAAATCAAAGCTTAGACTATAAATTGATAGATGAATACGAAACAGATTATAGAAAGATAATCTCAAAGATACTAATGTGTTCTAATATAATTGCGATGGATGGCAGAATAGGACCTGCAAAATCTATACTTTACGGTAAAAAATTAATACCATATATCAACAATGCAATCAATCAATTTGGTTCAAATAATATCAACGGATTAATAGCTCACTATAGTGACTTAGTAGATGATGATAAAATAATTGTTTGTAGAGCTAATAATATAGATCAACCAGGATTAATATTTATAGATAATTCAACAACCGGAAATTACTTCTTTAATCAAACACCAAACTGGAATAAACAATATTGTTGGTTTAAAATAATTTAAAAAAAATGACAGAAACAATCGAACCACATCCACTGTTAGTCAGATATGTCAAAACTTCAAATGCTCTTTGGACAGCATTTGATAATATGACGGAACTGACTGTTAAAATGAATCAACTTTCATCAAATGAGTGGCATTATATAATGAGCAATTTAGAACAAAACATTTTTTTACTACAAAGATTAAACGAAAAAAATCTATTAAAATCAGAAACTAAAATTTGTGACGCGGGTATTGGATTAGGCTCGGCTCTTTTTGATTTATATTTACAATCAAAAGATATTAATGGTATAAAATTCACCTTTTATGGTATAGAAAAACAAACTAAATATATTGAATATTTAAAAGAAAATCTAATTGAATTTTGGAATGGCGAATTAAATCTAATAGAAGCGGACATTGCCACAAGTGACTTTTCTAATTACGATATAGTATATTCTTATTCACCATATATTGAAGAAAATGATTTATTCAATTATTATACTAAACTTAAAAATGAAATTAAACCAGGTTCACTAATTATAGAAAACCGCGAAAGTGGTCTTGGTCTAAAGTCTGTTTTAGAAAAAGTTGAAGGTTTAGAAAAAATTGAAATAGACGATATTTTTATTTTTAGAAAAATATAAAGTTTAGATAGATACCACTCTAATCTTATCATACTTAATTAATAACTTATACATATCTTCAAATTCGATGTCTAAGTTTTTAATTTCTTTTTTTGTCCAATTTTTATTACTAAAATATTCCACAATCATACCGGCTTTTAAATCCTCTTTACAAGTTGGCTTCCAATATCTAACTTGTTCAACAAAAGAAAAAGAAGTACCATTATATAGATATGATATATTATCAGCATCTGTATTATAAAGAACTATACCTAAAGGCTTTTCTGAACCATCTTTAAAAACTTTCTTTGATCCAGATTCTCCTTTATATTTGATTATACCACAATCTTGATGAAAATGATTAAGTAAAAAAATCAAATCTTTTCTTAATTCATCATTATCAATTGCCGAAAAAGCTAATGCTGCGTTTTCATATTTTTCTTGGTAATAACCCTGTATTGGTAGTATCTGATAGTTTTTTGCCCATAATATAGACATCATATCCTCTAAACTAGAAGCGGATAATAAAATAAAAGACAATTCTGGACTACTTAAATTTAACACAAAGTATATATTAATATTATGAACTACTTTAAATTCAACTCTAAATCAAGCTCATTATTGAAAATTTGTTCTATTTCATTTTTCCATTTTTTTGAAAAAATAAGACTATCATGGACAGTCACAATCTTTATATCTGGAAAAATCAACATTATCTTTTTAATAATTTTATTGTAAATCAAATTAGATTCAGCTCTCTGTAAATCATGCGCCAAAACTTTGTGACTTCCAAACTCTTTTTTATATAACTTTATAAAATTGTGTATCGTTGGAAAATTGGAACAAAAAATGATATCAACTTTAGAGTTTGATCTATTATGTCCAAATAATACTTTATATGTCATTTCTTTTATTACTTTTCTATCTTTTTCACCGGTAACCTGCATCAAATATTGATAAAAATTACCACTTACAACTAACTGTTTAAAAAATCTAAACTCATCTTTATTGACCCAAGCAGTTTGTGTATCTTGAATTAATTTACAAAGAAAAAGTGGTTGACTATTTTTGATATCAATTTCACAAGTCTCTTCACCATCAATAGTTAAACAGTTTTTTCTTATGAAAGATTTTAAAATGGTAAAATTTGTATGTAAGCGACCATAGTCATCAAAATGATAAAAGATATGTTTATCGTTAATTGATTCAACTGAGTAGATATTTCTATTATAAATGTCGACATCAGACTTCTTTAACATATTTAAATAAAATAAACTTCTTTCAAAATCAATATCAACTGAAAAAAGATCTGATATTAGTTTTTCTCTAATCTCGGGACCGATTGTAGAAACATTTTCATCAACAAAGTCTAAAGTATCAAATATTTTTTTCTTATACTTTTTAAGTAAAGTTTTATCAAAGTTACTTGTTCTGTTAATTTTTTGTTTAAATATAGAAGAATTAAGTGCGTAAATTCTAGAGTTTTTTCCAGCTCTATAGTTATAAATCATATGTATAACATTGTTTTCAATTAGATAATCTACATATAGTTTATAAAGATGACCATATCTATCCTTTAATACAGTGGCATTTAATGCGAATTTATTATCTTTTTTAAAATAATATTTTAATAGTAGATTATGAACTATATCTATTAAGTATGCGGGTTTAATCTTTTGAGACTTATAAATGATTGTCTTTTTAGTAGAAATATCTTCTAAACAACTTGGTAAAAATTGTAAAGATTTATTTTTTTTGGTAAGTTTTTGTTTTATGTTTGATTGATAATATGATTGAAGATTGTTATTGATTTGCATATAGATTATATATGAAATCTATCTTATGGTTTTTGTTCAGAAAATATATTTTTGATTGATTTAAGGCGCATCTCTCTTCTAATCGCAATTGCTAATTCTTTAGCGGTTTCATTATCAATTCCATAGAAACCGTTTTTATCATTTAAATCAGTTATTATCTCATAAGACCATCTTGTTTTGATAGGCTTCATCACAGACTTAACTTCGGTCGATTGAATTTCAATATTAATTTGTCTCATACAATTTTTATAAAAAATTAAGATTTTGTTTTTGTAATTAAGATTTTTGTGTTATATTTGTAAAATATATAAATAAAATGGATAAGACACAACTACTTAAAGAAATTGAAGGATTTGAAAAAAAGTCTAATTTTTCAAATAGAAAAAAAATATTTATTTTGACAGCACTCAAATTAATAAATAATGAGGCAGGATATTTTTCATTATCTTTATTTAGCACACTTTTTTCATTCTATATTTTTGGATTCAATGTATTTATAGGATTGGTATGTCATTTTATTTTCTGGTTATTTTTTAGTAAAAAATTAATCGAAAAAGAAAAATATAAACAAGAAAATAAATCTTTTGATTTTTTAATCTCTACTATTAGAAATCATCTTAAACAAAAAAAGTGATACTTTCGTATCACTTTTTTTTGTTAATTAAATTATATTAGAATTTTTTTGTGAAAACAGGCCCTTTAGTTGTCATTTTCATAACTGTAATAATAAACAATATGAAAGTAATTGCTACTAAAATAAACGATAGCGGACCACCAAATCCACCAAGTGCATCGTGAAGATCTGTAATCCATTTCGGCTCTGATGCCCAACCAACTGCCGCTGCTCTACCTACTATTGAGTATAGCCAAGCAAAAAATGTAGTAAGAGCTGGCATACCCAACCATTTAATCAATCTAAATTTTACAGTTTCTTCAACACCTTCTTTTAAATATTTAGAATTTTCTGAAGTTTCAACCTCAACAATCTCAGCTATGTCTTCAGCGACTTCTGGTGATGGTTCATTTTTTTCAACACCCAACTTCTCAGCGGCTTGTTTTGCCAACTCAGGAGTTAATCCTTTATCAGAAAGATAATTTGCAGCATCTTGTAGTTGCTCAGGACTCATACTTTGAACAATTTTGTCTACGACTTCTTTAGCTTTGGAATACATACCTTTAATTTTTTCCCACAAACCAAATAGTTCTTCGTTTACAGGTTGATAATTAAAATTTTCATAAGTTTTGATATATTTCATACCTTTGTTTATTTTTTAGTATATATTAAATTAAAAAAGTGTTTTTTAACTAATTTTTTTAGTAGTTTCCTCTGGAGTTATTGGCATTTTACCACCTTTACCTTTTTTCTTTTTATCAGAAGAACCTTTTTGTATCTCATCATAGACATCAGGATAAACATTACCCTCAGAATCGGTATCATATTGTATTTCAAAGAAGTCACCAAAGTCTAATAGACCAGCTCTTCCTAATTCAATCTCATGCATTTTGTTTAAATATTGACTAATATGAATGTCAATTTCTTCAACAAACTTATTAAATAACTTTACTGTATTTTCAGTAAAAATTCCAATAGGTTTTTTTTTCTTTTTATTAAAAGAACCTAAAATTACTTTGAAAATATATTCTAATTTTGGATCGTCTTCAATGTAATCTTTTGTTAATTTATTACTAATCAACTCAGTATTAATTTTAAATTTTTCTTTATCAAAAAATTCTGGTACAATAAAATCAAAATTTAACAAATCTTCTTTTACTTCACCAACATAAATATTATAAAGTTTACAAATTAAATAAATGTAACACTCGTCTTTTTTTTCACCTTTTAGTTTTACCTGTTTAATATTTACAGATTGACAGAAGTTAAGAAAATTGACCAATATTAATGTGTATATCTCAACAAAATCAGTATCGTTATCTTGACTCATTCTTGAATAAAGTGGATTTAATAACTCAAAACTCATATCATCAGTAGAAGTTCTTATGATTAACTTTTCAACATTATGTTGAAACTCTTCACCGTTCATCAAAAATGAATTTTTAATGCTTGGATTTAAAATTTTATAAAAGAAATAAGCAAATGATTTTTCACCAAAAATATACTCTAAATCTTTTTCCGAAGTATTGATAAAGTATTTTATAGCCTCTTTCATAGTTTCAGTCAATTTACCCTGATATATTATAGGCAACATCTCAACATCTAAAAGTCTAGCATATTCATCTAACTCATCAATATTAAATTCATACTTACCAGATTTATTGATAAAAGTAAGTACAAGTTGATTTTTTGGAACTTTATCATATTCAATATTAGCTGGTTGGTTATCAGGGAAATACTCAAAACAAAAAGACCATTTTTTATTAAGTAGTCCTTTTACTCTTTCATCTAAAGAATTAAAATAATTTATTACAGGATTGTAATAATTCTGCATTGCCAAATCAATTAAATTGATTGGTTCATTAGAAAGTGACTTTGGTTTAATAGTGAACTCTTTGCCGTTCCAATTAACCCATATTTTACTTCCTTGTATGTCTTCATATACAATAATTTCATCAGATAAAATACCTGATAAAAGCTCATTGTCATTTAAACCATTAATAGTTACTAATTTTGCCATAATTTGATTTCTGTTTTTATCAATTTATATATTCAATTCCTTAATCATTGTTTAAAAATTCAGACATTATAGGAATATCTACCTCTTTATCACCACTTAAATCTGATTCTTTTCCACCGGCTTTAAGATATTCTATTCTCATTTCTTTATAGTCGTCTATTGTAAAAATATCAGAAGTTAAATCGTTTTTAGAGTTTTTATTATCAACACCACCAACACTCGTCATACTTGTGTGAAAAGCATTGATTGTGTTTGGACTTACGGTATCTCCATAAGCCGGTCCAAAATAACTACCTTTATTCTTTTGTGGAATTTCAGTACCAGAAACTTCTTCATTAATAAATTCTTTAAATTTTTTAATCATTTGTATGTTCTATTTTTTCGAAGTATTCATCTTGTTCTGTCAAAGAATAAAGATTTTTCTTTAAGTTATATGTTATGTTATATAAAAATTTGTCTTGTAATTTGAATATTGATTGGTCTTTTAATTTTATTTCACAAAATTCATTTTCAATATCATTTTCTAAATCAATAATCTGTAGACCAATTTTACCATTTCTATCATGTAAGTCACAAATTATCTTTTTTCCATTATCTAATAAATGTTTTAATCTTTTGAAAGCCACATTTTTTGATAACATCATATAATCTCTTGCATCATCTTCAGATGTTTCATTATACAATTCTAAGAAATTCTTTTCTCTAATTGTCAATTTCTTTTTTCTTGAGATTTTATCGAGAATTTTGTTCATCTCAATCTCTTTCAAAGACTCACCTAAAAGGTAATATTTAATTAGTCTTTTCACTTCTGTCATACGACTTTTATTTTCTATATATATTAAGTAAAGAATAGTTAGTTTTTAATATATAATTGGAATCAATTAAATATGGACCAAAGATTACTCGCAGCATTAGAAAACTTAGGCACTGTCTTAGAAGAGATAGCTTCCGCTTTAGAAAGTAAGCAAGAAGCTAAAAGCTCTTCTGTGCAAGCTTTACAAGGTGGTGACTTTGGTAAACAACTTCAAAGTATTAATACTCAACTAAAATCAATTAAGGCAGATACTCAAGAGATTTTAAAACAACAAAAAACTATTCCAGCAATTTCCAAAGAAAAAGAATCTAAAAAAGATGCTTTTATGGAAGATATAGGCAAAGACAAAAAGAAAGAAAGTGCTCTTAAAAAAGGCATCGGTACAATCTTACTTATAGCAGTAGCAGTACTAGCAATTGGTATGGCCTTCAAACTAGTTGGAAAAATAGACTTTATATCAGTAATTGCACTTGGACTTGCTATTTGGGTTGTTGCGCAAGCTTTTGAAAAAGTTGCTAGACTAAAACTATCTTTAAAAGAAGCAATGGTTGCATCATTAACAATGGTCACAATGTCTATTGCTATAACTATGTCATCCTGGATACTTAGAATGATTGTACCAGTCGGTGTTATACAACTATTGACAGCCGGAGCAATTGCCGGAATGTTTGCTATTATTGGAATGAGCTTAGAAAAACTCGCAATAGGTATTGTAGCATTTCATAGAATATTGGGTACTAAAAACCTATGGGCAGTTCCACTGATAATGGTGGCAATAGCAACCGCAGTAACAATGTCATCTTGGGTAATGTCTGCTATCGTACCAATTGGTATGCTACAAGCACTTACAGCAATAGCCATTTCGGCAGTATTTGCCATAATTGGACTTTCTCTACAAAGAATCGCAACGGCAATTTTACTAACTGATAAAATATTAGGGAAAAAAGCGACTTGGATATTTCCATTGGTATTAGTAGCAGTAGCCACAGCAATTACAATGTCTTCTTGGATTATGCAGTTAATTGTACCAATAGGTTTATTACAAGCACTTACAGCAATAGCTATCTCAGCAATCTTTATGATTATTGGATTTACTATGGTTGAGATTGCAGCGGCTATAGTCTTAATAGATAAACTGTTAAATGCGAAAAAAGCTGCTTGGTTACTACCACTTGTTTTAGTCGCAATAGCAACCGCAATAACACTTTCATCCTGGATACTACAATTAGTTGCACCAATTGGTTTATTTCAATTCTTAACAGCACTTGGTATAGCCATATTGTTTGCCGTGATGTCTTACTTCTTTGTACCAATAGCTCTTGGAGTTACTGTAATTGATAAAATTGTAGGAAAAGGAGCATCACTTCTTATACCATTAATTTTCGTTGCATTATCACTAGCAATAATGTTATCATCTCATATTTTGGCAATGACAGCTAAAATGGATCCTACACAAATATTAAATATAGTTTTATTTGGTATAGGTTTAGGACTTGTAGTTCTTGCAATGTTACCAGCCGTATTATTAGTTGGTATAGCCGCAGTATCAGGTGTTGGAGCAGGTGCAATCGCTTTAGGTGTATTGATGGTACCATTAATCGCCGCAGCAGTTGCAATATCTTCACATATAATAGCTATGGGTAAATATACTAAATACCCTAGTTTAGGATGGGTATTGGCAGTAGGACTTGCAATGACTGGATTTGGAGCAGCAGTAGTAGGATTAGGTTTCATAGCACTTACAGGTTTAGGGTTAGGAGCAGCAGCAATAATGATTGGTACTTTAATGGTACCTCTAATAGCAAAAACAATTGTCAAAACAGATAGCATTATTAGTAAAGGTAAATACAATAAATATCCTGGTCTCGGTTGGATAGCAAGTGTTGGAACATCAATGACTTTATTTGGAGCCGCAGTAGTAGGATTAGGTATATTATCAATAACTGGTTTAGGATTAGGCGCATTAGCAATTATCATAGGAACTAAAATGGTTCCAAAAATAGCTCAAACTATTGTTGATGTTGATAAGATAATCAGTAAAGGTAAATATAATAAGTATCCAGGAGCAGAGTGGATAGCAAGTGTAGGAATAACAATGACTGGATTTGGAGCTGCCGTTGTTGCCTTAGGTATACTTTCAATTCAAGGTATGGGACTTGGCGCATTAGCAATTATCATAGGAACTAAAATGGTTCCAAAAATAGCTCAAACTATTGTTGATGTTGATAAGATTATATCAAAAGGAAAGTATACTAAATACCCTGATTGGAAATGGATACTTAGTGTTGGTACCACAATGACTGGATTTGGATACGCTGTGGTATCTTTAGGTATATTAGCAATTACAGGTTTTGGATTAGGAGCAGTGGCAATAGTGGCGGGTACTTTAGCAGTTCCACTAATTGCAAAAACAATTGTAAAAGTAGATAAAATAATCTCAGGTGGTAAATATGATAAGTATCCAGGATGGCAGTGGGCGGTCAGTGTAGGTTCGTTAATGACCGTATTTGGTCTATCTGTACTTACGTTAGGTGGTTTTATTGTTGGTTCACTAGGATTAGGATATGTGGCTCTAAAAGCGGGTCAGAGTGCTGTTAAAATAATTGCGCAATCAATTGTAGATGTGGCATGGATATTTAATAAAAGTAGCGCAGCATTTAAAAAAGGACCAACAAAAGAGTGGGCCGAAGGTGTAGCAATTTCTTTAGGTGCGTTTGCACCAGTTTATAAAATGATGATGAAGGGTGGTATTCTAACTTTATTCTCAGGAGTTGGACCAAGTCCTAAACAATTCGCACAAGCAATTAAAACAATATCTCAGGGTATAGTTGATGCCGCTTGGTTCTTTGCGGGAGCAAAGGTAGCCTTCACCGGTGGACCGAAAAAAGAATGGTCCGAAGGAGTAGGAAAAGCAATCGGAGCTTTTGCACCGGTTTATAAGATTCTGATGGAACAGAAAGGTCTTTTTGGTACAGGTGTTTCAATTTATGCGGTCAAAAAAGGAATAAAGGCAATAACTTATGGTATTGTTGAATCTGCTAAAATTTTCTCAAAAAACAAAGCACAATTTGATAACTACCCAAGTGTGAAATGGGCATCAGGGGTTTCCAAAGCAATCGGTGCATTCTCACCAGTAATAAAAACTCTTATGAAATCAGAAGTTATGGAAGGAGCAACTAAAGTCTCACTTATGATATCAAGTATAAAAGCTATTTCATCAGCAATTGTTTTTAGTGCTAAGAAATTCGGAGAAGTAAAAAACTGGCTTCAACTATCAGAAACAGGAGTACCGTCAAAAAAGTGGAGTTGGAAAGTTAAAAACGCTTTACAATCTTTTAGTAGAACAGCAAGAACACTTAAAGCCAGTCAAAAAGAAATATGGAGAACTCAGAATATCGCTAAAGGGTTAGCAGGAACTGCTCAAATTTTTTGGAAAAATAGAAAAGCATTTGACCTACGTGTTTCAGATGATGTATATAGATGGGGTAATTATTTACTCAGACCAAATGGTATTTTTTATCAATTTATGAATTTAACTAAGTGGTTGAAGACTCAAGAAAAGTCGATGAATAAAGGCGCGCTTGGTGCATTAGGTGAAGGTTTACTAGCCGTAGCAAATCCAGTTGGTTTTTTAATAATGAAAGCAACAGGAGCATCAAGTAAATCGACAGGTGACATTGTAGCAGACACCGCACTTAGAATGGTCAGAGTAGCAAGAATATTATTTCAAGGTAGAAAATTCTTTAAACTTGATATAGACCCTAACTATATGAAAAAGGTTGGAAAAAATATGTTAGATTTCAACTTTATAGTTAAAAAATTAGCAGAAGCAGAAGATAGTAAAGGTTTCTTAAAATCTATGGGTGATGGTATTAATGGATTATTTGGAAATGACCCAATCTCTAAGATTGCAAGAAGAATGATAACATTAGCCGGCGCATATGATAAATTAGCCACGGCTCTTATGAAATTAGGAGGCGCTATGAAAGTATTGAACATATCTGATGCTAGAATGTTAGGTGGAATAACACGAGCTATAGCAGATGGTAGATCTGTAAAAGAAGGTGGACCACAACCTACAAGACCGATGGCTGCAGTCAGGTCTGAAATTACTAGAGTAAAAGAAGGAATTGGAAGAGGAGCTGGACCTATGAATAAAGATGCAGAAAAAGAACGTAAATTATTTAAAAGAATGGATGAAATCTTAAAAGTGTTAAAAAATATAGATAGATCAGTTGCTTCAGTAGATGAGTTTATTTCAGACCAATCAGAAGGAAAATATCCATCATCAGGAGGACAATTATTCTAAACAAAATGAAGAATAACAATATAAGGGGTATGAAAAAAAATATTTCACTTTGGAAAAAAATTAAATTATTTAATAGTTATAAAAAAATTGTTAAAGATTCTAAGAAAGAATTAGAATCAAAGTTTAATTTAAGAATTGATGGCGCGCATAGAATGTATACCGTTTTAAATATTCCAGAGGAATTAATTGGTGAAGAATATTCTCTTCGTAAATCAGATATAGATAAAATTTCAGAAAACTTTATCACCGAGTACGGAATGGAACTAAAAAAGTTCTTAGATACAAAAGGTCTAACTGAACTTTATGAATATTATGAAATTAAAAAAGTAGATAAATATTCATATCTTTTAGTTTATGGATTCTCGCAATTTCAGAGCAACAAATATTATAACAATTTATATTGGAAAGTAATTCCAGCTTCTGTTATTACAATTACATCTTTATTATTTTTTTTATTTTTATAAACTTTGTCAATTAAATAAGTTATAATAAAAAAATAACTTTTCTATGGACAGATTTTATGAATTGTCGCAAGACACCATTGATGATTTTTATAACATTTTTAATAAAAAATCATTTCCAATTTCACTTAAATTTCAATTTATTGGTGATTCAAAACAAAAAAACCTAGTCAAAATTGCAAAAATTGCAGATGACTATTCTTTTATTTTACAAAAAGAATTAAAAATAACAATAAACGAAGATTTATTGAACGCTTATGACGAGGAATCTTCGACTATTTTGTTTGAACAAGAAATTGATAAAATCAATATTAATATTGATAGTGGAAAAGTAAAATTGGTCAAAACCGACCTAAACACATTTTCATCTCTTGTTAACAAATATGGCGTTGAAAAAGTAGCCAGAGCTAACAAAGTAGAAGAATTATATCAGGAGCAACAAAAAGATGCTAAAGACGAAGAATTTATTATTTGATTATGATTACAACAAGCGAATTAGGAAAGAATTACATTTCAGCTCTAAGAAAAAAATACGAAGCTGAAATCGAAGAAGCTAAAGCAAACTTAGCTCTTTACACAACAAATTTAGTAGCAATTGGAGAACACTCCGATTTGATGGAAGAGCACGACAAGTGGATTGAAAAATATACAAATGCTAAAGACAAATTATCATCTTTAGATGAATTATTTGATATAACATCAACAAACGTTATTAAAGGATAAAAAAAAATAAAAAATAAAGAATATGGCTAAAATAGAAACAAATGTGGTAAAACCAGAAGTATCTTTCTTTGAAAATGAAGTACAAAATCTTTTGATTTCAACAGAAAATGAAGTAAGATTAGATTCTCAAATTAATTTAATTGAGACTTACATGAAAACTAACGAGGGTAAAGGAAAATCTGAACAAGAAAAAGACGAACTTTACAAAAACGCTCAAATAATGTGGAAAGAATACACAGATATTTTAAGAGTTGCTAAGTACAATTTTCATCTGACTAGACCTCAATGGAAATTTTTAACAGATTTACTTCTTACAAAATTAGAATACGATGTAAATACGGTATTTTTTGCTATTGAATTAACCAATCTTTTGGCTTCAATGAAAGATACAAAATTTACAAATGACGATCAATTGATTGCTTTTGAAGTTGACGCAACTGAGATTACATATATCTATCACCTAATTGCAAAACATAAAGTTAAAGGTCTTACAAAAGACTCTTATACTTTTGCTAATATTTTGAAAAGAATTGGTGATATTTCAAAAGTATTTAATTTCTACGACACAGCAGCTAAAAATCTTAGCGGTGAAATTCAAAACTGGTGTGCTACATTTGAGGATGGTGTTAGTATTGAAGAAGAGAGAACTGTTGAAACATTACAGGGTGAAGTTCTTTAATAAATAAATTTACCAAATAAAAAACCCACTTTCAAAGTGGGTTTTTTTGTTTTAATAAACTGGACTAATAGGAACAAATGGACCTATTGGATCGATAAATCTATAAGGCTCTTGTAAATCTTTAAGACCTCTAATTTCATAATTTTTCCTATCTCTAAAAACTTCTCCATATCCATTATCACTAGTCACCTCTATAACTAAAAATGGATCGATATTTGAATCTATTACAAAATTGAATGGAAGTAAATTTGTTCCTTCTCTAAATTCATTTATTGTCTGAACAGGTTCAAAATCAATTTGTTTCCACTCTGTAATCTTTAACCAATTACCAGCATCTAAATTAGGACTAGCAACTGACTGAGTAGAACCTAAACCACTATAAGAATAAAACTCTCTGTCGTAGTTTACAACTGTAGCTGTTTGATATGTAATATCAGATGTCCAGGATGTTGTGTTTTCAAATCTTCTTGGATTTTTAACTCTATTATTATCAATAACAGATTCGTAAAGTTTACCAAAATAGGTTACTTTGTCACCAGTATTATAGGTGACAAACGGAGCCCACTCTTTATAAGTTTTGTAAGTTCTAATTTTGACATCAAAAGTATCAGGCAAACTAACAGTCATTCCTAAATAAACTTTTGGTTTTTCTTGAATTCCAAATCTAGAAGGTTTGATTTCAGCACCGAATCCAGGTAAAATAGAGTAAAAGTCTAAAACACAATTATAAACAGTAGAACCACTATTCACAGGCATTAAATAAGTCTCATTCAACTTAAATGTCACTGGTGACATATCATCTTTAATTTTTATACTTCTTATATCAACCATTTTATGAGTAATATATGTACCGTGATTGAAATAGGATCTACCAGTAATATCTAAAATTTTATGTGTTAGTGGTATTATATTTTTCTTTAACCAATACTTTAAACCCTGTAGTTTAATTATTACTTCATCTAAACTATAATTTAATACGTTATTACCATCTTTATCTGTTATGAAATAAGTTAAGTTAAATAAATTTGTTTCCTCAAAATTTTCATTAGGATAAGTATTACTTATATAATCGTTTTCTGTCCAGCCTTCAACAGTATTGTCAAATATATCTGGAATTTCCACTTTAAATAGTTTTAAGAAGTCGGGAGAATTTCTATTTATATTTTTATAATATTCATTTAATTGCAAATCATTGTAACCAAAATAGTTGATAGCATTAATAATTGATTTGTAAGCACCGATATATGGATATATCAAATGCTTCATCATTAACATTTCTTTTCTTTTTCTATTAAGAATTGTCCAATCAATACCACCTTCTAAAATATCATATTCTTTAAAAATAAAAACTTCATCAGGAGCTATCAATTTACCAACATTACTTAACTCTATTTTAAATCTTTCATCCTCTTCTTCTGTTTGACCATAGACCGCAAATCTACCTAACTCTCTGTCTTTGACTTTAATTTCCATTCTAAGATAAGTAACATTACCAGAAGTTGGAAAATTAGGCACCACTGTTCTTTCATTAAAAAGAGTATCAGTGTTGTTTATAAAATCTAAAACAATTGTCTTTGTATAAACTTCTCTAATTAAAAATAAAGAAGCATGATTTGCAGAAGCATATTGATTTTCACTATTCGTTACATCATAAAGATTTAAAACAATAATTTGTTTAGGTTTCAATCCATATCCTGTAAAAACTTCAGAAGAAGTGCTATCAATATTAATTATACCTCTTCTATCACCACCATCGACTGAAGTATACATACTTATACCAGTTGTTAGGTTTGAATCTATTGTTACAGATATATCTTCTTTTTTTATTAATTGTAAAACCTGACCAAGTGGACCCTCATCTTCAGATTTAAAGCCCATAAACAATTGTAATGGTTCAGGCTCAATAGATATATCATCATTATCATCTATGTAACTTAAAGTCTTTGTAACGCTACTAAATATTGTTTGTTGAAAAGCCGGTTCCGAAACAAGCATATAATCTTTATTTGGATTTCTATTTAAAGTAGCAGGCTCAAGTGGCTTTGGACCAATATAAGCATACGAACCGGTTATCGGCAATTGGTCACCAGAAAAATCATAGAAGAAAAACTCCGGTCTTTGATCATTTATCCATCTCCAGTAGTATTGAACAGAAATATCACCTTCATAATTCTCTCTTGGTCTTCTGATATATTCACGAGTTTTTATCCACATATCAGTCTTTGGTACATAATTCGGATCTAATGTTCCGTATAAATTATCATCAACTGGACTGTAAGTAGCCGGTAAAATATTTATTTGACTATTAACTGTAACCTCAACTTCAATAAGAGTATTAAGAGATGGTTGTATTGACCAAATAGACTTTCTTTCTGGATTATAAACTAATTTTGTAGTACCAGCCGATAAAGGAATTGAACTTTGAACAGAACCATCAGATGGTCGAATAACTAAAATTTTATTAAAGGATTGTGACGATAAATAAACATCACCATCGAATTGATTTAGTTCTAAATATCCATAATCCGCAAGTCCGTATTGAGTCGGTAAATCAGTAGTCAAATCTAACTTAGTAAAGTTAAGTGAAGAATCAGAAATATTCATCTCTCCAGTCAAGTTATTAAATATAACATCATTAAAACCAGAAGTATTGATTGATATAGACTGAGTTACACCATTATCAATTTGATATAAATTTGATGAACCATAAACATAAATTGATTCATAAACCGGTTCATAAAAAATTGAATGTGTTAATCCAGGAATTGCATAGTTTGTTTGTATAGACCTATTTGAATTAACTCTCATGACATATCCTAATGTAGAATCAGTAGTAATATACATATCTCCTTCAAAATCATTGAATACCATTCTACCAGTAGTAGTGACACCAGATGGAAAATTAGTTGTAGAGCTGTCTAAGTAAGCACTTCTATTATTAGTCAAATTATTCTCAGACCAAATGTCAACTCGTGCTCTGTTTTGATAAGTGATATAAACATCACCATTTACTGGATTAATTTCAATATCTCGAGCCAAGCAAGTAGGATCAGGAAATGATGTAGAAGCCGTAAATGATATTTGACTAATCAACATATTTACTATTGGATCAACAACATAAATATTTTGTTCAGACAAACAATACAGATAATTGTTTATTGGATTATACTCCATTTCTATACTTTGAGTATTTCCAGGTAGATTTATAGTTTGTAAATATTGACCCAAATAAGCATCAACCACAACTAATGAATCTCCAAATCCATATAAAGAATTTGATATTTGAACATACTTTATATCAACTAAACCAGATGAACCAGGATATGAAGATAAGTTGTAAGCATTTGTATTATATGTGTTTGTTATATAAGTTAAACTAAATCCTGAACTAAATGCCAGTAAGTCAAAAGGACCACCAGTTCCGGTAGGTCCAACAGGTACAACACAAGCGGTTTGTCCAAATCCTAAATTAAATGCCAGTGTAATAAATGCCGATGAATTACATACACTATCGGTCAATCCCCAAAAAGGTCCTTGGTAGCTTAAATTCATGACATGTGGATCTAAGAATTGTACATTAAATTCTTGATTTACCCAAGGCCAAACTGTATTGTTTATACCAAACAACATACCAGTAGCAAAACCAGCTTGTTCAAAAGAGGCTGTAGAAGAAGTAGGTAATAATACCTCATTCGAAGCAACAAACATACCAATATTTCCTTTAATCTTTTTAGTCACTGTCCAATCTAAAAGACCAGGTATGTTTACTCTACCATTACTAACAACTATTTCTAAATTGTTCTGAACGGATTTTACATCAATTTTTAATAAATAATTAATATCTTTAACAATTATACCTCTTTCTAATAAAGTCAAAGAATGTTCTTCAACCCATTTAGTTATTGTAGCAGGAACATCAGTAACATTTGAACTTACAGGAACCGATGAAACGGAATAATCAGTGCCATTTATTTTTAAACTTAAGTAAGGCATTGAATAAGTACCGGTATTAAATAAAATTCTAGAATGTTCTATAAAATAATCTGCCGTAATTCCAACAATAACTTCTTCAAGTTCTAATGGTACGTTAGGATATTGAGTTTTAAATCTTATTGAATTATAAAAAACTGATGTGAAATTTCCAGTATAAGCCAAGTCAGCTCTAATACCAATTGTATAAAGTCTAATAAAATTTCTTTGTAACCAGTTTCTTAATGTTCTATCAATGGTTCTTTCCATATCTAAGAAAGCCCCACTGTAAACAGAAGCTAATTCTTCTTCGTAAACTTGACCGTTAATTAAAATTTTAAAACCATACTCATCTAAATCAGTAAATACAACATTATATTCGAAATTTTCAGATATGTCATAGTTTAATTCATAATTAAGTTCTTGCTTTACACCACATAGTCTTTCTACAGTTTGTTTTACTCCACCAATAGAATAAGTCAGACCAACACTTGTATGATAGAAATTGACCTTAGCATATTTACTTGGATAAATTAAATCAGCGTTTAATCTATTTTTTTGATAATAAAGGTCAATATTAAAGATTTTTAAATCATCAACATATTTTTCAGCAGCAGAAGCCAATGTAGTTTGTTGTGATTGAGTAAATGGATAAACGTAATAATACTTGTCAGTTGTTAAGTAAATTTGACCAAATAAAATTGACTCAGCTGCAGTACCTTGGTCCACATAGATATAAGTAGGTTGACCCCAATAGTTTACATCATCTGGTGTAATAAACTGAGTAGAAGCAGATCCAAAACTTTGTGTATAAGCTTGTTGACACTCATATATTTGATTATTATAAACGACTTGGGAATAAGTAGCAAAAAATGTCTCATTTACTATACCATTCCACTCAGGAGCATATGAAACATTAAAAAAGTTAGTATTATTAAGAGAACCAATAATTTTAAACTCGGTTCCAGGTTTAAGTATCTGTGGATAACTTTCTGCTAAAATTTTACCATCATTTGAAATTGTAAGTTGACCTTCATAAACTTTTGGAACATCGGTTCTTGTAATAACTTCAATAATTAAATCAGTATCCACTGGAAGATCATTCTTACTCAATATGTACTCAAAATGTGATTGGTCAGTCAAATCAGGATTATCAACAGTGACAATAAGTGGAGTGTAGTATGGAGGAAAACTAATACTATCATCAGCCTGTTTAGCCGAATTCATTATGTTAAGTTTTTTACCAACATAATATTTATCATAAAAACTTGGTTCATTCCAAAGAGAAAGATTGTCGTTGTATAGACTATCAATATAATTATAAACACCAACAGCATTAACTCCAGTGATTGTTTTACCAAAATAAATTGACTGTGTAGATGAAGTAGCTAAATTAGTACCCGTTCCATTAAGATTACTAATTACGAAACCAGCTGCGGTATATTGATTATAATAACTGGTCTCAAATGTATCATTATCCATTTGAGAAACAATCATAATAGCACCTAATTTTTGACCAACAACTACATATGTTCTATTTGTGTCTAAAAACTCATAAATAGTAGAATCAAATTTAATAATAGTACCTATTGGAAACTTTACATGAAAATTTTCACCATAAATCCATTTTGTATAAAAATCAGAATCATTATTTACCGGCTCAATTCTTTCTATTTGTTGTTGACTATATTTAGCACCATAAAGATGCAATCCATATTCATTAAATAATTGAAATTTATTTGTTGTAAGTTCACCCGGCACTTCAAACTCGAAGTCCTCAACTTTTTCAAACATATATAGACCATATGTCTTAAAGGTATCATTAGAATTTTCATGGAATAACATACTACCCTCAAATCTATCAAGAGTGTTATTATAATTAAAATTTAATGCATCACCTTCTTTGTTGAAGAAAATCAGATTTTTATGATTTAACATCTATACAGTGTAAATAGTTTTGTTTATATATTAATTTACCTTTCTTTGATAATCTAAAATAATATATAAGATATGAAAAGAATCGAAGGTTATTTAGATTTTATTAATGAAGAATTTTTTAAAAAATTAAGAAAGAATTCTAAAAAAACAAAAAATGGAACTCAACAGTCGATAGATGAAATTATTAAATTTTTAAATGACAATGGTATTTACGATTGGAATGACTTTATGAAATCATCACCATTTGACAGAGATGTTGTTAATAAAATAATAGATAAGACAGCAATAAATATGAAAGAACTTCAAGAGATAAGATTTGGCATAAGATTAGAGTTATCAGACACTCCACAACTGAAAGAATATCTTAAAGAGTTAGAACTTGCAGAAGAATATGAAAAATGTGCTAAAGTTTTAAAAAAATTAAATCGTTAATATGAAACACATAAAAAAATTTAATGAAGAGTTTGACTGGGATGAAGTTTTAAGAACTGGTAGAACAGAAAATCAACAAGATAAATGGTCTATGCTTGAGAAAGATATGACAGAATTAGTAGAAAAGTACAAAGATGATTTTGGAGTCGATTCTTATGGTGTTGTAGATGCAATGTATCAAGTTTTAGACGGAATGTTTCAAAAAAAATAATCTCAATAACATGAAGATAAAAAAAGTAAATACTAAAAAAGAAAAAACAGAACAACAAGAAGTTAAGTTTTCGGCCAAATCTTTAGAAAAATCTAAAGATGATAAACCATCTTTTAAAACTTCAATTGAAGACCAAGAAAAAGTAGAAAAAGAATTCAAAAAAAATATCAATAAAATTGAAAAATTTGAATCCTTTATAACTGTAAATATTGATAATGTAGAGAATATAGAATGGCAAACTGAAGATGACTTTGATTCAGACTACGAAGAAAGTGAAACATCTGGCTGTGGATGTTGTGATGACTGTACAGGAGAGGAAGGTTGTTATTGTGGATGTGATGACTGCAAATGTGATACTGATGAAAATGTTAAAAAAGCATCTGACTTTGTAAATGTTATTTTTTCAGAGAGTTTAAAGTATCATTTAGAAAATAATAAACCAATAACTGAAAATATTTTCAGACCAGGCTCGGAAGCTTTCTATCAAGTTATTAAAGAGGCTCGCCAATTATTTGATGAAGGAAAAGTCGAATTATGTGAAATAGATAAAGAAATTTATGAATCAACAGAAATTGGTAAATTTGGTTACTTTAACGGAGAATTAGTTCCTTTAGATTTACCTATGGAAAATATAGAATTTGTTTCTGAAGCAGAATATAAAGGAAAAGAAGTGAAATTAAATCATCCAATGAGAAATAGCGGCGGTGGGAAAAAATACTATGTATATGTTAAAAATCCAAAAACAGGAAATGTTAAAAAGATTTCTTTCGGAGATGTTCACGGTGGGTTAACTGCTAAAGTAAGTAATCCTGAAGCTAGAAAATCATTTGCAGCTCGTCATAAATGTTCAACTAAGAAAGATAAGACTAAAGCAGGTTACTGGGCGTGCCGCCTGACGAAGTACGGACATCTTTGGAATGGCCGAACCTACCCTGGGTACTGGTAGTTATTAGAGATTATCCTGACTATTTTTATATATAGTATATGAAACACTTAAAAACATATCAAATATTTGAATCTGCTAACAGAAAATTCATCACTGACTTTCTGCTTGATTTTGGCATGTTAATAACGATGGGCTTCTCACAAATAACTAAAAGAGGAGTCGATCAAAAAGCAACTAATGAATTAACCGATATGATGAAAAGACTTAGAGAACCTCTTATAAATGGGAAAACCTATACTCAAATAATTGATGATACTAGTTTATTATACAATAATCCTAAGTTGTTATCAGCATTTATAGGACAAATAAGAGAACTTTTATTATATGTTGAACCAAGAGTCAAAGAATATGTGGAAGACTGTGATGTGAAAGATAATTGGTTAGTTAAAATTGATAAATTCAAAGAAAGATATAAACAAATAGTAAGTTAATGTTACCATTTCAAGAAACTAAATTAAGTGATAATGAATTTATCAGAGTATTCAGTCAAGATACTGATTCTGGTGAGTTTATGTGGCACCGTGATAGAGAAGATAGAATAATTGAATCTATTGAAGATACAGACTGGAAAATACAAATTGATAACGAACTACCTAAAATAATAGAAGGAGAAGTATTTATACCAATGGGTGCTTATCATAGACTAATAAAAGGAACAGGTGACTTAAAAATTAAGTTACTAAAGTTAGTCCAATAAGTTATCAATATTGAAATCTCTATAAACCTGAGTTGTGATATCACCTAAGCAACAATCAATCAATTCATCAAAATTACTTGAATTCATCTCATAATCAGCCAATAAGTTAATGTTTTTATTATACCACATATAAAAGAAGTCACATGCAGTTTCTACAACATCTTCATAAGAAGGCTCAGAAAAATCATTGTAAGAACAAAATAAGACTCTAATATCAAGTGGACTATCGTCATCATAGATAATTTCAAAAGACTTATTCCAATTAAGTTGTACAATAAAACCTAATTTTTCAATTCTATCTAAGTGATCAGTCATTTTTAAAAACTTTATTAATCTTAAACTCTCTTTTATCTTCTAATTCAATTGGCTCTACTATAATTTCACCATTTGATACTCTTACTTCCCACTTATTCCCAGTGATATCATCAACAAGCGCCAATTTATTTATAACACAATATCCATCAGGACCCACCGTAATCACATTATCTCCAGAAGAAGAATTTACAGCAAAAGTGCTATTAGTATTAGAGGTTAAACCAGAACCAATTAATGTGTTATTATATATGTTGTTTTTTTTAGTAACCATTATAACTTTTCACCAGTTTTTGGATTATAATTCATAATTAACAATTCAACTCCTTTAGCTTGTTCTGTTTTTAAATCAGAGTTATTTCCACCATGTGCCGAGCTTCTAAATACTTCTTTCTCAGTCCAAACGTATTTATCTTTAGGTAATAACTCTTCCAGTAAAGGAAAATAATAATATGATAAAGACCAACGACATTTTGTATTTTTTAATAGCTCCAAAAGTCTTCTGTGCGAAGCTGGTCCAAAAACACCTTCAGTATCAGCACCATACCAGAAAAGTCTTTTAGCATCATCTTCACCTTTATCTTCATTAAATCTAGCATATGGTGGATCTAAATAAAGATAAGTATCTTCAGCGTCATATCTATTGATAAGTTCTTCAAAATCAATGTTTAAAAAATCAGTAATTGATTTTAATTTAGGCGTATATTTATTCTTTTTTAATTTATCAATAAGGACTTCTAATTTAAGACGGTCTTTATCTTTTTTGTAACCATTAAAACCAGCACCTCTTGGATAAACTGAATTATGAGCTGATGTAATAAGAAAAGCATAGATTGCTGCTTTTCCAAAATCACCAATTTCAAAATTCATATCATCAAGAAAGTTATTCTTTTGATATTTTTTGTAAATTTTCTTATAAAAGTCCCACTTTTTTAGCGGATCTGTCTCATCAGTCTTTAGTAAAGTTTCTTTTAATCTTTCTAAATATTTTAGAAAAGTTTCAGGCTCCGATGCGCACTTGTATAAGTTCACCTGGTGACGATTTTTATCATTATAGATAACTACATCAAACTTTAAGTTTGGGTCGTCCATATATGTTCCCATTGAGCCAGAGAAAGGCTCTAAATATGTTTTAATTCCTGTTTTGGGAATTTTAGTATTGATTAATTCTTGAAATGCGGAGGAACTCTTACCACCAAAATAACTAATGACTGCCATTTTCTTTATTTAATTTGTTTTTTATTTCTTCTTCTAGTGAAGGTCTCGCATTTTGTTGTCTTAATTCACTTCTAATTTGCATTAAAATTTTACCCAAATAATTGTGACCACCACCTTTGCATTTTGGACAAGAACATTGGCCCCACCACACATCATGCCAATTATTACCTTCAATCAAATCTAAATCACCAGTCTCAATTAACATTTCAGCTAATTTAGGATTTTTGAATTTTTCTTTTATACCCCACTCCATAAATCCTAATCTTTTTTCATCCCAGTCACTTCTGACCTTTACACGCCTTCCCATTTTTTTTACATCACCAGGTTCTTTTATTCTAGCAATTAACTCTCTAAAATCAGGTGCTGTATAATAAACACCATCTATAAATTGCATCGTAGTAACTTTTAAAGCAACATAGTAGTGTTCAACAGAAGGATATGTAATTCCTTTGTGTGTAATTTCACACGGATAAAAATTAGATAGAAAAAAGTACCGACCTTTAAAAGAATTGATATAACTCATACAAATTATATCTATTTAAACAAAAAAGTCCACCAAAGTGGACTTTAATTTTTTAGTGGAGATGACGATGTACTGCCCATCGTGTCTTCCCTAGTTAACAATAATTATTCATTCACAGGCTTAGAAAGTTTTTCGAAACTTACAAAATAGTTAGTTGAACAACCCATCACTCTAACAATTCTGGTTTCACATTTTTAACTGTGTGATTCAGCTGGAGAATTTTTTCGAAAGCTTAAAATATTAAACTAAAGATAGCTCTTCTGCCTTAAGCATGTTGTTTTGTAACGCCGCTACTAAATCTTCACGGGATGCTACTTCATTTGTTTTGCCATTTACGACTTTTTGTCACCAAATTTATTAGTCGGTTACTTGACCATCCGACACCTGCATAACTACCACTACTCTATGAATCTATTCTATGACATCCCCATAGTATATTGTAATTATCTTACAAATGTATATATAATATCTGTAAATACAAAAAAGTTTAATTAAAATGGTATATTATCATCATCTAATCCCTCATCTAAGGTAAATCCAAATGAAAGTATACCTGCGCCATTTTTTGCAGTCCATATATCAAACTCAGCATCGTATTGAGCTAATATATCTCTTTTTAGTTTATTAGCAACTTCAAAAACTTTTATTATGTTTCTAAGAGTATCTTTTTTACCCATATAAACTTCAATAACAATATCTTCGTTTCGTTTAGCGGTGATTTGGACATTATCAACTCCTGAATTTCTAAACATTTGTCTAAGTAAGTAAGTTAAATGTTGAACATCATCGTCATCACCATCATCATCACCGTAAGTATAGTCATCATCATTATCATCATCGTCAAATTTAGGGTTAGAAGATTTACGACCAGAATAATACTTCTCATCTTCATCATCATACCAATCATCATAATCACCATAATCTTTTGTAGAATCATCACCATAATCATAGTCATCATCTGGCCAACGACCCTCATTCTTTTTATTAGCCGATAAATCATCATTAAGATGACTGAAGTCGTCTTTTCTGATATTCTCTAAATATTTTATAAATGTTTTAACTTTCATTTTATCTTAATTCAATTTTAAAATATGTTTCTTCAAATAAGCCAGTATCTTCGATTTTATACTTATTTAATATTGTTTGTACTCTAATAAGAGAATCATAAACCTCACTCATATCAGGTTCTTCCATATCTAAACTAATAAATATTCTATCATCTTTACCAACAACTTTTACATCAATACCAAACACATTTTTCTTTATTTCATTGATAAGTGTTTTGTGTTTAGCAAATAGCTCTTCATTATATCCAATTTTTCTTTTAACAGGCAAATCAGACCAATTAACTTTGACCGAAGCCTCAGCTAGTTTAATTAAGTGTGTTATGTTTAACATTTCAGTTCCTCGGTGTTCATTATAATAACCAACTGATATATTTGTACACTCAGCGATATCTTCCATAAGTGAAGCAGAATCAGTATAAACACCGGTTGTATCTAAAGATAGATTTAAACCGTGTTTGTTATACTCATCACAAAGTGCTTGTCCAAACTCATTTGAACAACATTGTCTTCCCAATTGATGAGTGATTACAGATGTAGTTCTTCTTCTATCAAAAGAAACACAATGCTTAACATCAGATAAAAAATCCATTTTGTCATAAATAGCAGAAAGAGCGTTTGAGCCAATACCACCTCTTTCTTCACCAATAAAGAAATAGTAGATACCAGGAACATTATTAGCCATCATATAAAGCATAACAGCAGTTCCCGCTTTATCATCAGCTCCTAATATAGAATGCCCATCCGTATAAATGTGCTCATCACCAGTACCAGTTTTGATAAGTCTAAAAGAATATCCTTCTTCCACTACTCGACCATTACATTCAAATAATTTTGTTGTTTTTTGGTCTCTATCAGCAGTGTCTAAGTGACAAGTAAACATAGTTTTTTGTTTACCTTCGCCAATAATTTTATAATAATTACCTACTTCATCTTTTTTCAAATCAGGTAAAAACTGAAGAACCTCATCTTCATATCCATGTGGGTAAGTTTTAGTTGTTAAAGATAAGAATGTAGCCTTAACATCTTTAGGTTTATATGAAAATGTTGGAGCTTGAATTCTACGAGCTGTTGTTGTAGCGTCAGTGCCTACATTATCAGAAGTCATATCATTATACTGATAAATAAAAGATTTTATTTCGTCTTCTGTAAGTAAACCAGGCCAATAATATCTGAAAAACTTACCAATTTTCATATCATATTTTTTTCCAGTAATAGTAACTTCAAAGCAATAAGGTTTAGTAGATACAGTAACATCAGTAATACCCAAACCATTTTGATATTTTGAACTTGGTTCACCTAACCAAAGCATCTCAAAAGCCAGATAACTATCATTATCTTCCATTGTTTTAAGTACTTTTTCTAATTCTTTTGATATTTTAATTCTCGCAGTTTTATCTACTGATTGAGGTTCTTCTTTTTTTCCAAAGACTTCTTCTTTAGATTTGTAACCACCACCAGTGTATCCACGAGCACCAGGGTCAGATTGAGTTCCGGATTCGAAAATTTTATTATATTTTAATAAATTCATAGATTATATATTAAATTTAAATACTGATTTCTTCCGCATTTACGTAATCAACTCTTACCTGACCATCATTCATACCAGTTTCTTTTTTTACATATTTTCTCTGGCAAAAAACTACAGTTGCAGATTGGTCTTTTGGTGCTTTACTATTTTTCTTAGCAAGGTTAGCCGCAAACTTTATTATTTCCTGTGTTGGTAGGTTTTCGCTAACTCTTATAACAACATGGCTTCCAGGAACACCCTTAACATGCATCCAAATGTCTTCATCATCGGCAACTATAAAAGTTAAATAATCATTTGATTTAGCATTTCTACCAAGTTGAATAGTATATCCATCTACTTCCATTTTTTTAATATCAGGAAACTTTTCTTTTTTAGATTCAAATTGTTTTAAATGTTTCATATCATATATATTAATTTATATAAAACAAAAAAGACCTCCATTTGGAGGTCTTTTTTGAATATTTCAGTAGAACTATTATTAGTTAAGTAGACCGTAAGCGTCGTCAACTCTAATAGTCATAAACTGCTTTTGTGGGAACCAACCAACTTCAGCAACTGCATATCTACTTCTTAGTAACATTCTTGGAGCGAATGTAGCTTCAGAAATGATAGAGATTGACTGAGCCATTAAGTAAGGTACGAAAATGATACCTGGTTGGTCAGGATTGTTCTTTCTACCAAGAACAACTCTGTTGTCATTATATCTCATGTATGGATCAACATAGATAGAGATATCACCAATTGAACCTACAGGGTACAATTGACCTTGTCCGTTTAATTTAGACTTAAGTGGATTGATTGTGTATCCAGAAATATCAGAAAGAGCTGCAGCAAGACCTCCGTTTGTGATAAGGTATTGAGCTGGACCTACACGACCTTCAGTAGCGATGTAGTTAGAAGCGTGAGCAATCTTAGTGATAAGTTTTCTTTGTACAGCGTGAGTAGTTTCACCACCTACAGCAGCACCAGCACCTGTAGCATACTCTGTATCTAAGTCAAATATTGTCATATTTGTGATATTACCAGAATAAGTATTTGAAGCAGCAGGAGCAGATGTTCTGTTAAGTTCACCCATTTCAAAAATCTTAGCAACGATTTGCTTAGAAATTGTTTGAGATAATTCATTAACAAGGATAGATTCCATTTTTTGAACGATATCCATACCTGTGTTAGCTTTGATATCTTCAATTTCAGTTCTTCTAAGAGCTGAAGATACTTCGATAGTACCAACTGCGATAGTTTTAGAAGAGATTTTTGGTCCAATAACACCAGAATAAGTATCATCATCATCTTGACGAGACATTGGATAATTACCTGTGAAACCAGTTCCACCTTGTGTCCAGTTTGCAGAGAATCCTGGGATATGATCTTCAAGAGCAGATACCAATTGGATTTCTTTTGTACCAGCGTTAGGAACAACACCAGAGATATCAACGATTTGAGATACCATAGAAGCAGTTGGGTTAAATGTGTTTCTTGTTGGATCGAAAGACCAAAGAGTACCAGCAGTTCCAACCGCTGTGTGAGCAGTGTTAAACTGTCTGTAAGCTTTGAACATTGGATATCCATCTACACGAGAGAAACCTAAGAACTCAACTAAGTTTAGCTTAGATCCTGTGTCAGTGGTAGCAGAAGCACCTGTATTGATGTTGTAGAATAATCTACCACCTTGTAAACCACCTGATGATTGTACGATTGCTGGAGTAGCAGCAGCTAAGTCAGCTACGATAGCAGTGTTGATAGCAGCAACGTTAGATGCGTATAATTTGAATACTTGTGGTCTCTCGTCGTTTGCTCCATCTCTTGTATCATCATAACGGAAGTCAATGTAAAGTAAATCGATTTTTGGACCTGGAGAAGGTTTAACAGCAACAAGATCAAGACCGATTGTTTGAGCAGCAATTTTCATTGCAACTGGTAATAAGTTTTGACCAACATCACCTGATCCAATTTGTGAACCAGATGTAAGAGCAGTTTGACCTGCTAATGAAGCAGGCTGAGCAGCTACAACAGCGCCCATACCTGATACGTTAGAAGCGTTAACGTAAGCGTTTTCGTTGATTGAGTGGAACTCAGCGTATTCCGCCATCCATTCTACTCTTTCACCCGTAACACCCATGTTTTCCAATACTGGAGACCACTTCTTAACAGCTTTTGATTTGTCTATTCTAATGTGTGACATAGTTTTAATTTTATTTTTTTTGTTATCTATATATAACCCTTTATTTACCTTATTTTTGAAGGTGTGGATTTTTTATAGATTAAATGTTTTTGAATCTTTCTAAAATTGCTTGAGCTTCATTGTCAGAAAGTTTATCCTCTTGGATAAGAGCTTCGTGAGAAACTAATTTTTTAGTCACAGATTCATTCTTTTTGAGATTTCTAGTTAACCAGAAATGTTCAACTTGTGATTCAGTTTTTAAAACATCTTCAGGATAAAGTCTTGCTTGTGAAAGCACCGATTTTTTAGAAGAGTCTGTCAACTGTTCCCAGATAGCCTTAGTGTTTTCAGGCATTAATCTGATTACTCTTTCTTCAAGAGTTTCGTTCTTAGTAGATAGAGCTTCAGCAACTAATGTAAGAACATCTTTCTGTGTGAAGTAACTTCTTTCGTTTATGTGAAGTTTTACAGATTCTTGTTCCTCATCGGATAGTGCATAATAGCTGTCAACTTGAGACTTGTTTAAGAACTTTAAGAAATTCAAGTCAGTTGTTTCAGAAACTTTACGTTTTTTAGCTTCTTCAATAAGTTTATTAATAGATTCAGATAATTCAGAGTCATTGTTTCCAGAAACCTCATAAGAGTTTGGTTCCATATTCTCTTCTTTATCCATTACATCTTCATCATCTTTATTCATCATATAATGTTTTTCATCATCTTCTTTTGATGGCATTCCTTTATAATCATAATTATGTGATTGTTCTTCCTCTTTTTCATCTTCTACGTTTTCAAAACCAGCAGAAGTTAATGAAGGAAAAGCCTCATCCATAGATTCAAATAATCTACTTCCTTTTGTATTTAATTTCTCAACAATCATTCCTTGATAGTTAATTGATTTGTCAAGATTTTCAGCGATATATTCAGAATAAGCAATATTATCATCTAAATGTTCAGCGATGTATTCGGAGTAAGCGATGTTACCCTCAACATGCTCAGCTAAATATTCAGAATAAGCAATTGAATTATCAACGTGCTCAGCGATATACTCAGAGTAAGCAATATTCTTATCTAAGTTTTCAGCGATGTATTCAGAGTAAGCGATGTTTTTATCAAGATTTTCAGCGATATACTCAGAGTAAGCAATATTCTTATCTAAGTTTTCAGCTAAATACTCAGAGTAAGAAATATTTTTATCTAAGTTTTCAGCAATATATTCCGAATAAGAAATGTTTCTATCTAAATTCTCAGCTAAATACTCAGAATACTCGATATTTTTGTCAAGATTTTCAGCAACATACTCAGTGTAGTTAATTGCTTTCTCAAGATTTTCAGCTAAATAGTCATTATGTTTAGCTAATTTTTCAGTTGTTGATTTAAGAGATTTGTTCTCATTAACTACAACTTGAATTTTTTCAGCTAAGTAATCTAAATATTTAACAACTTTCTCATTAGTGTTGTTTAATTCTTCATAGTACTCAAGTAATTGCTCTAATTTCTTAGGAGACATATTACCCTTAGTGATAGCACTTTTTACCTCTTTTTTAGTAGAAGCAATTTCGTTTACCAGATATTGTGAATAATCTGTTAACTGTTTTTTAGTTACAAACTCGTTATTGTTCATATTGAATAATTCATTTATTTTTGACTCGTCGGACATTTCATATATCCTAAAGTTAGATTGCGGATTAGTGTAACCTAAAGACTCATTAAGAACCTTTACACTCATTTTTGCTGACGCAAAACCTGGGTCAGCTACGATATCATAAGTGAATAACTTCTTTAAAGAAACAGAACCATCAGACTCAGTAATACCAGCCGCTCTAGAAGAAACGAATACTGGACAACCATCGTCTACCAATGCTTTAGCCTCTTTACCCCAATAAGTGCTTAGAAGTCGGATTTCACCAGCAACGATGTTTTGTTCTTTAACATACTGTGCTTTTGTGATAATGTGGGATGCTCTTGCTAACGAAGTGTCAAAAACATCTGGGTGATCGAACTCACCATAAACAGCACCAAGGCTATTCATTCTTTCATTTAATTCGTCCAATGCTGGCAAGAATCTGTCGGCCGTGTAGATACGCTCATTACGGTTCTTCACACCAAATTCAGTGAAGGTACCGCCTAAAACGTAGTCTTTTTTACCGGACGCATTTTCTCGTATTAGAGCATTCGTTGAATTTTCTACGATTAATACTGGTTTCATTTAAAAATAATTATTTTTTACCCTATTCAGATGAAGTATATATAATAAGCGGTTTTTTAAAAAAATTCAAAGGTGGATTTTTTATAGTCGTTGGAATCCATTGGTATCAAAAAGTCATGTAAAATTCAAAAGGGAGAAGATATCATTTAATAAATAACTTAAATTTTTGACGGTTTTTTATGATTATAACCAGAGAGATATCAATTAAAATAAATGAAGCCAATTTCTCATACTATGAGAACATGGGCTATGATGATATTACTATAGGAGAAGAACTTTTAATTCCAGTAGAACTACTATCAAAAGGTTCACATTATAGAATTAAATGTAAGTGTGATTCCTGTGGAATTGAAAAAGACGTAATATTCAAAAACTATGTCAAATACGACAATAAATGGGGTGAATATAGTTGTAGAAAATGTTCAGAAAAGAAACGCAAAGAAAGTCTTCAAAAAAATTATGGTGTTGACTATCCTATTCAAAATAAAAAAGTTATGAGTAAGATGAAAAAAACTCTTATGAAAAAATACGGAGTAGACAACATTTCTAAAAATACTAAACAAAAAGATTAATAATAATAAAACTTCTATGATACAATTAATAGAAGGTGACCGATATAAAGGTCAAATAGAATTCTCAAATAACGGGAATGCTAGTTTAACAATAGAAGACAAATCAATCTTTATACATCGAAAAAATACCAACACATCTTTACATTTAGATACAGTAACTGTAGAAATATTCAAAGGTGAAAAGAAGTTAGAAGGAAAAGTAGTAGAGGTAATCTCAAGATTTAGAAAAGAATTTGTCGGTAGAGTACAAATTGGAAAAAAATCCACATTTGTAATTTCAGATAGTGATAAACTATCTGTAGATTTTTACATCAAAGGCGGTTTAGTCGCAAAAGATGGTCAAAAAGTTATAGTCGAGCTAACAAAATGGGAAGACTCAAAATCACCACAAGGAAAAATAATTAAAATTCTCGGAGACGCAGGTGATAACAACGCCGAAATGAATTCAATTATGTACGAGTACAACCTACCAGTTGATTTTCCACAAGATGTACTAAATGAATCTGAATTAGTACCAGAAGTTATCTTTGAAAATGAAATTATTAAAAGAAAAGATATTAGAAATATTACTACTATAACAATCGACCCAGTAGATGCTAGAGATTTTGATGATGCCATTTCAATTCAAGTAATCAATGAAAATAATATAGAAGTTGGTGTTCATATTGCCGATGTCGGGCATTATGTTAAACCAGGTACAAAATTAGATGAAGAAGCTTTTAAAAGAGCTACATCTGTATATCTCGTCGATAGATGTGTTGCTATGTTACCGGAAAGATTGAGTAACGGAATATGTTCTTTAAAACCACATGAAGATAGATTGGCATTTTCAGTAATATTTAACATTGACAAAGATGGTAAAATATTAAAAGAATGGCACGGTAAAACAGTAATTCACTCTGATAGAAGATTTACATATGAAGAAGCTCAAGAAATAATCGAAGGATTTGACGGTGACTTTTACAATGAAATTAGAATTCTAAATGGACTTGCTCAAAAAATCAGAAAGAAAAGAATTAAAGATGGTTCTATTGAGATGGGTGGAATTGAAGTAAGATTCAAATTAGCAGAAGACAACAAGAAACCAATTGGTGTTTACTTTAAAGAACAAAAAGAGGCTAACAAACTAATTGAAGAATTTATGCTACTGGCGAATAAATCAGTTGCTAAAATTCTTTCAGACAACCAGTGGTTTAATGTATATCGAGTTCATGACACACCAAACGAAGAAAAATTAATTCAATTAGAAAATGTTTGCCAAAACTTCGGACACAGTGTCTCACTTCAGGGAGAAGGAGACGAACTAAAATCATCAATAAATCAACTTCTTAAGGACATCAAAGGAACACCGGAAGAAAATATGATACAAACACTTGTTACAAGATGTATGTCTAAAGCAACTTACACGATTAAGAACATCGGTCATTACGGATTAGGTTTCAGTCACTACTCACACTTTACTTCACCAATTAGAAGATATCCCGACTTAATAACACACAGAATTCTTTTTGATTACCTAAATAAAGGAAAACAAGGAAATCCCGGTAAAATAGAAGACCAAGCAAAATGGTGTTCTAATAGAGAATTACTGTCTTCAAAAGCTCAAAGAGACTCTATAAAATATAAACAAGCAGAATACTTACAAGACAAAATTGGACATGTTTATGATGGAATTGTATCAGGAGTTACAGATTGGGGAATGTATGTAGAATTAACAGAATCTAAATGCGAGGGATTAGTTAGATATTCAACAATTGGTAAAGTAAAACTAGACCTGGATAATTACACGATATCAGATGAAATGGGTAATAAAATAAGATTGGGAGACCCAATCAAAGTTGTAGTTATGGGAGTTGATTTAGAAAAGAAACAAATTGATTTTAGTTTATTCTAATGAAAAGTGAATTTAATGTAGAGTTAAATAATAATAAAATAAGTGATTATGAGAATTTATTATCTAGATTTTCAAATTGGAAAAAATACAAACGAGAAATAAATCTAAATCAGTTATTAGAATCAGATAAAAAGATAGAATTTGAAGTTGACATTCCTAATTCACAAAGTGTTTTCTATGTAAATATATCAACTGATATAATGAATACAAGTGGTGCGTGCGCTGTCATAAACAAACTAACGTTTATAATATTAGAAAATAATGTCATTGACTTAAAAGTCTCGATAACTGCTTTAAATACAACATTTGGAAATATTCTAAGAAACTTACTTGATAGCAATATAGATTTAAAACTTTATCAAAATACTCATATAAAAGTAGGACAAGTAATTGATTTTTATTTTGAACTACCAAAAAAAGCAGCATGAAATTTTTTAAAGTAACAACAACACATACTCAACCAGAAATTGACGAAATTATAATGTCTATGTCAGGACCAGAAGTTGACCATGTTATAAAAATCTACTCTCAAGTTTCTATGGTAGAATACACAGATGAAAATGGACTTGAGTGTATGTATGCAATATTAAATGACCAATATGTCAATATACTTGCGGATTTGTATTCAAAATATGGAATTAAATTTTCAATACATGACCTCTCAAAAGATGTTATTTTGGATAATAAAATTCCCAATAAATTTAAAAATTATAAAATGAAATCAGTGAAAAAAGAAATAACCGATTTGATCAATGAGTATAAATTAAATTGGGTATCTAAAGATGATATATTAGATAAGATATTAGAAAAAGGCATAAGCTCTTTGACTAAAATTGACTATGAAATATTAGAATGTTGAAGGTTATCTACTTAACAAAACCGGTACCCACTCACCATCAATCAATGTGTTTTTGTAATAAAAGGGTAAAGGTTCTTTTACACTATCAATAAATTGATAATTAAAATTTGTTTGACAATAACTTAGAAAATTGTAATTTCCAGTTGATTTTAATAATTTATTTCCCATTTTATTTATCAACAATCCTGATATTGATTGATCGTGTCTGTGACCAAACTTACCGTATAACTCAACTTCCTCAACCCAATAATACTTACCATAGGTCCCATCATCATTAATTTGTATCAAAGAACAACATTCGTCTATTACATTATATTTCAACCAATCCTCGACAAAATTTATACTTTTTTCAGATTTTTGCAAAACTACTATACCAGATGCGTGTTGTAAAGAATGCCTAAATTCAGACATACCCATTCTATTCATACAGACTTCAAGCGTATAATACTCATGTGTATGAGGATGTTGTTCACCTCCTATGTGCCACAATGCCTCGACTGTCAATATACCACCGTTTTGTATACATAAGTCTTTAATTATATCTAAAGAGTAATTATTCAAATCCAAAACTGGTTCTAAAAAAATAGATTCCCACCATTCTGGCGAGACGTCGTTATAGATTAGAATATCACCATAGTCTAATTCATTAAGTGTTTGTTGAATAACATATGGTTTATAACATCGACCATTGAAGGCAGGTTCTGAACAGTCTATTATTTTTTTGTTCTGTTTGTAAAATTCGGTTTTGAAGATATCTTCTATGTTATAAAAATAAAAATCTTTTATGCCAAAATTTATATTTTTCTCGAAGTAATCTCTTATTTTATTTTGAGTGTCGGCATACTTACCACCTTTTCTACCCATTCTATCATCAGAGACTGTTGTTAAAGCAACTTTCATGATTAGAATTCAAATTCACCTCCACCTTCAGCTGGGGCTTCTCCACCACCTTCTTCACCAGCAGGAGCTTCAGGTGCGGCCTGAGCACCAGCTTGTACCTCACCACCTTCGACAGGCGCGGCTTCTCCACCTTCAGCAGGAGCAGCCTCACCACCTTCGGTAGGAGCACCACCAGCGGCAGCAGCGGCAGCAGCGGCAGTTGCGTCCTGTGCCCAATATCTTTGATTTTCAGCCTTTTCTTCAGGAGATAATTTAAAGACGTTATCCATAACCCATTCAATATGGAAATAAGGCTTTTCTCCATTCATTACACCAAGTAATGTACCAACAATTTCCGACCTTTTTGCTAGAGTATTAATTTTTTTCCAATCTTCAAAAACTTGATTTGAATAAAATATTATATCAACTTGATTATTAAAAACTTCGTCATTTGCCATTTCTGGAAATTCAATCAACATCTGAAGTTTTAATGGTTTTACAACCAATTCCTTGAAGTTGGCTCTCAATCTACTAATGAAATTGTGAAATTTAATTTCATCTCTTGTCATTTCTGCTGAATCACTAATTAAATTACCACCACCACTTTCAGCTTCAAATCTTTGCATTGGAATTTTCGACGCTCTTTTTAAAGCTTTGTAGAACCAAGACAACATAGTTTCATCATTTAAGTCATGTCCTTCATTTTTTACCAATTCCATATTAGGCGTACCCGCATCACCATCTGGAAACCATATCTGTTTGTTATAATGAAGGTGCTTTGAACCATTAATAGATAAAGTACCTAAGCTATCATCCCACTCAACCTCTTCTGAATAATCATGAATTAATTGACCAATTTGTTCTTCAGCTCTTTGTCGAGATAAACCTTTAATTGGGATAGTAAACTTTTGATAAATCTGAGCATTAAGCACATTAAACATAATTCTTGTTTGCTCAAGAATTTTTAACTGGTTATAAGGTTTAATTAAACCCTCAACGTAAGATGTTTCGGAATAGTCATTTTGAGTTGAATAAGATATGTATATTAACTGAGAATCTAAAAATATTCTTCTTAACTGTGGATCTTCTGGAAATTGTATCCAAAGATGTCCGATATTTGGCTCATAGGCAGGAACTAATGTTTCGGGTCTCAATCTATTGAAACCAATGATATTTTTCTTTTTATCATCGTATATTATTTCAATTGCTATATAACCATCAATTAAAAAGTCTCTCATCATAGACCAAGCAGTGATGTTATCAGCAAATCCAAATTTAGTGTATATCTTTTCAAAGTATTCTTGATACTTATCTTTAACTTCTTGAGAATAATCAGTAGATAAAGCTCTTGGTGAACAAAAATCTCTATCATCATTATAAACAATAGTTTCATCACAAACCGTTGAGACAAAATCTCTGATTTCATCTTTTATAGAATACTCTCTAAGTATTCTTCTTTTATCAGCATAAGCCTTATCTAAGTAAGGAATTGATTTTCTATTTAATACAGAAGCAACTGCTCTTTGAGAAAAGAAATCATACATTGAATTTCCTTTAGCAGCATATGGATCCTCATTTATACCGATACCAACTTGGTTTCTGATGATCATATCATCATAGTTCATTCCAAAGTTTGATAAATTTCTTAAAATTCTTGAGAATAAACCTTTATTTTCAACTGCTGAGTTAGCGAAGGCAAAGTTATCTCTTTCTGAAGAAGAACCAAAATTATTGTAAGTAGCCATCTATTTTTTTATAAAAGATTTCACTTATATATTAAATTTTGGTTTTTCCTCCAGATAAAAAAAGACGATTAAATCTCGTCTCTATAGATTTGAGGTCCAGTTCGACCGGCTCTTGGTCTGAATTTAGAATTTAGTTCATTTAATGCATTGATATAATCATCAGAGTCCGGTCCGTATAATCTATCAGAAATCTCTTGTATAAAATAAGGACTTATCTTCTCTTCTTGTTTTTTTCTGTTGAAAAAATCATCATTCATTCTTTTTCTTTCTTCATCAGAAAGTTTATTAACGACTTGTTTTGGTCTTGGCACTGTCGTAATTACAGACATTGGCGAAGGTGTTGACTTTTGTTTTTTTGTGAAGATACTTTTAAGTTTCATATTATTTTAATTTACCGTATTTAATAGCGTTATTTCTTATTCTCATTATTTTATTTCTTAAAACATCATATTTCTCCGAAATCTCTGTCTCAATATTATAGAAATCTTCAATAGAAGACATCATCATCTCTTTATGCCTTTGGTCTCTAGCACCTATTTTAGCAAACCATATTTCATTTAGTTTTTTTGGATCATACACATTTTTTGGATGCTGATGATACAAAAATCTTGGTAACAATTCCAAGTGTATTCTATGAACTAGTTCTAATCTAATGGCATCAAATTCCATAAGAGCATACTCAAAACCCAAACTTCTTAACTCATTATACAAACCAACATAATCAACTTTTAAAAAACTATTTTTTTCAAAATCTCTTTCGGTTATGAACTTATCGAAAATTAATACTCTTACTTCTAAGGGTATCATATTTAGATTTAAAGCAAATATAATAATTTTATTTGAAAACTTCTTAAAATCAGCAACAAAAACCGGAGCCCATTTCATCCAATTTGAACTATCTTGATACTGAAAGAAATAAAATCCACCAGGAAAAACATCCTGAACATTTATATTCAGTATTTCCGGTGTTGATTTTTGATACTTTTCATAAAACCATAAAGAATTATTTTTAAAATTATCCGGAACACCATTACCATTTACCAATAATGCCAATTTCACTTTTTCTGATAGAATTCCCACAGCGAAGTATTTTCTTTTATATATAAAATAAACTGAGATTTATTATGTTAAATTCGAAACCATCTAATTCAAATTATAATCAGGGAAATTACGTACCAAATAACAAAGACAAAGTTATAAAACTAAACACAAATGGTGGTGTTTATTTCAGAAGTTCTTGGGAAAAGAAAATAATGACCTGGTTAGACCACAATGATAAAATAATAAAATGGGGAGCAGAATGTATGAAAATACCATATCAAATGACACATTTTGATAATGGTGATATGAGAGTTAAAGAACATTGTTACTATCCGGATTTCTATTATGAAATGAGAGGAGAAGATGGTGTTTTAAAACAAGTTGTAGTAGAAGTTAAACCAATGAAAGAATATAAAATGGTTATCGCACTAAGCGAAGGAAAATTAGAAGTTCCACAAAAGGGTACTAAAAAACTAAAAAACTTTGAGTATGACCTAAAAATGGCATACAAAAACAAAAACAAATGGGAAACTATGATTAATTGGTGTAATAAAAAGGGCTATGAATTCATAATTATAACCGAAGAAAACCTTAAAAGATTTAATGTTTGAAAAAAAACATTATTAATATTGCAATTGATACAAAAGGAATTAAAACATTGAAAATTTTAAAAAGTCTTTTGTTAAGATAAAACAATAAAAACTTTAAAACAGGAAAACATGCCAAAATAAAGAAATATATTTTGAATGTTGTAAATAATCCAAATAAAATCCAAATCCAATAAATTACTTTTGAAATATAGTAAAAATATTGTTTAAAAGAGATAGTCTCAAACTCATAAAATCTTTTTTCTATCTTAGTCAAATTAGCCAGAGAATATAAATTCATCCAGACAAATAATAAAATTAAAACCGTATTAAATATCATCGATATTGATTTCTTTTAAACCTAAAAGATTATTCATTTCATATTGCTGAATTCTAACCGATTTCATTTCAGAAATAATGTTATAAATACTTTCTGTAACAGATACTTCGATTGGCTCCCCAATAACTCTTTCATAAACCTCAGGAACAACATCCTCGGTTCTATTAGAATAAAAATCAGAAGTGAACTGAGTAAGTGCAATTTTATCAAAATGTAAAGAACAACCATCCGGTTGAATTACACCGTCTCTTTCAGTTTCTTCCCACAATTGTAGAATAGCTTTTTTCATATAACAAATTTAATCATTTTTATTGAAAAATTAAACAAAGTTGTTTTTTAAAATAAAATAAAAAAAACACTTTATGAAAATTAAATTAGAATATATCTGGTTAGATGGATCAGAACCTCAACAACTCAGAAGTAAAACAAAAATTGTAGAAAAAGCAGATACAATGAATCCTGAAGACTACACAATGTGGTCTTTTGATGGTAGTTCAACACTTCAAGCTGAAGCAGGTAAGGGCAAAAACACAGACTGTTTACTAAAACCAGTATTTGTTTGCAAAGATCCATTTAGAGAATATCCTAATAAATTAGTATTTTGTGAGGTTTTAAGTCCAGATGGTACTCCACATCCAACAAACAGTAGAAGAAAATTATCATCTATTGTAGATAGTTTAAGTCTTAATTCTTTAATTAAAAATGATGCTCCTTGGTTCGGCTGGGAACAAGAGTACACTCTAACTCATAAACCAAATATGCCTTTTGGAGAAGGAGTTGGTTTACCTTTAGGGTTTGAAGTTGGTAAAACACCAAGAGCACAAGGTGATTATTACTGTGGTATTGGCGCTGATACTGTTATTGGTCGACAAATTGTTGAAGAACATATGGATATGTGTTTAGAAATCGGATTAGATATTTCTGGTATTAATGCCGAAGTTCTACTCGGTCAATGGGAATATCAAATTGGCCCTGTTACTGCTCTTAATGGCTCTGACCAACTTTGGATATCAAGATATATTCTTCAAAGAGTTGCTGAAAAACATAGTGTCAACGTTTCTTTACATCCAAAACCAATCAAAGGTGATTGGAACGGAACTGGATGTCACGTTAACTTCTCCTCTAAAGAAATGAGAGAAGAAGGTGGTATTGAATTAATCAAAGAAACAATGACAAAACTTGAATCATCTCATATGGAACATATTGGGGTTTATGGTCTACACAATGAGCAAAGATTAACAGGAGAACACGAAACATCAGGCATTCACGAATTTAGTTACGGGTATAGTACTAGAGATACGTCAATTAGAATTCCAGCACAATCTTTAGTGGAAGGTAGGGGATATTTTGAAGACAGAAGACCGGCTTCAAATTGTGACCCTTATTTGGTATCACTTAGAATGCTGGAAACAGTTTATTCATAAAAAGAAACCCACTCAATTGAGTGGGTTTTTTTATATCTATTATTTAATTTTTTAGATTGAGTGAAGTCCTTGACCATCGTTACTACCTTCAATTGATAGCAATTTAATTAGGTTTTCGTTATCTCCTTTTTTCTTATAAAGTTCGTTGAAGCCTTTAGCAATTCCTCTTTTAAATACCTCTGTAAAGTAAGCGAATGCATTTACTGATTTATCTTCATTGAAGTTATACCAGTTTTGGAACATATCTAATAGTCCTGATTGGTAACAGTCTAATTTATCATCATTAGACCAATATCTCATTTTTTTGATTGTTTTCTTTGCTAGAAGCTCTAGCATTTTTTCGGCGTTTCTTGTAAGTTTTCCTTGTGCTTTTGATACGATTATTTCAACATATAATTCTTTGTTATTAAGATACATAAATTAGCATTTTATTTTTTGTGGATTTTTCCATAATGCTTAGCGTTTCATGTTATATGGAATTGTAATCAATAAGTTTATTTTACATTTCATCAACCCAAGGCTTCTTACCTCTTCTTTCAAGTTTTTCACACATATCTTTCCACTCATTAGGCTCGAATTTAATCGCATTTTCTTTTAAGAATTGACCTACTTGTTTTTTTAAGTCACCATTTGGAAGCTTTCTTGTATGACCCATCCATGCAAAAGCATCAACAAAACCAGATTTACAACCTTTTGACATTTGGTCATTAATGATATCCATTCTACCATATTCAGCTGCCCATTTAACAACAAAGTTTTTACCCGATTCTTCTGTTTTAACTCCGTATTTTAATAACATTTGATATCCAGCAAAATAAGATTCTCCAATTTCTGTAAGACTTCTCCAAGATCCTTTACAAACTTTTCTGATTGGAAGATTTGAATTAAAATTAGCATCCGCTCCAGCTTTTAAACAAAACTCTAAAGCATCTTCATCACAAACAATGTTATTAAATACATCACCCGTAAGAACTGCGTGATTAGAAACTAATAATTTAATCATTTCCATATCTTTAGCTTTAGCAATGGCTGAATCAGCTCCTTTTTGTAAGTTAGGTGTTCCACCTAAAGCAAAAATCATTTTGACTCTTTCTATATCATTATCTTCAACCGCATTGATAAGAGCTTTTCCGTTATCTCTATTGATATCAGCTCCAAATTCTTTAACATATCCTTGTAAATCAGCAGCAGTAATTGTTCTTTCTCTTCCAGTCTCTGGATCCGGAATAGTCTTCTTAATTATAAATCTTTCAGCATCTTTTGCCCTTTTTCTTCTTTCGATTTCATCATTACTAAGTGGTTGTAAAATATTCCAAAGGTCAGCATCTAAATTATATTCTGTCTCCCACTCTTTTAAAAGACGTTTAAATTCACCACCAATATATGAGTTATTGACCGTCTGGCATGCCCCACCGCTATAAGTTCTATCTGGTTGAATTGTAACCCCAATTGTCCACCTGTTATTTGTAGACGATAGATTGAAGTTATAAATATAATATTGAATATTATACTCACCTAAATAACTATTCCAGTGAGATTCGGTATTTACTATACAGTGAGAGCAATGAGAGTTTAACATTTTGTTAGCCGCGTAGGAATTGACCTCTACTATCATAATACCAGCTTCGTTGTAAATAACTCTACATCCTTTTACACCAAGAAGGTCGTTTACTTTATTAATTTTTTCAACTCTATCAGAATAACCCTCAGTTCCAGAGGCATCTAAATGTTGTTTAGCGGCTCTGATAAACTCAACAAGTGGATTATCTAATTGTTGGAATCTAAATAGACGACTTCTCCAAACAAGTTTTCCAAATGTAGGATTAGGCTTTCCGTCTCTTGTTGTTTCGTATCTATCTTCAAGCATTTCACCAAAGAAAGTTTTCCAAACAATGTCTTTCTTCTCTTCTGGTTCGATACTTTCAAAACCATTAGCAATTTCTACTAATTGTTCCATTTGAAGCTCAGTCGCTGAGTTAGCGGCTTTTTTAAGTTTAGGAGGGAGAGTATCAATTATTCTTTTGACTTTTCTATACTCACCCAACCTATCTAATTCATCTGAAAGCAATTCAGCATTTGTATGATTATTATTCTCATTTGGAATACTTTCATCAATAAAGTTAATATCAAATTTCTTGGGAAGTCTATCTAATAAGTCTTTATACTCGATAAGAAGAGCATATAATCTTTCAATTTCTTCATAAGAAATTCCCTCAACAAAATACATATAAACGAAATTATATAGATATCCAATGTTTGGTTGAAATAAATCCCTCAACTTAACAAACTCTTCATTCCTTTCAAGATTTCTAATTTGTTCATCAGTCAATCTAACATCTCTCATTTTCATTCTGATTTCGTTAAATTGTTCCGGAGTAAAGTCATTTTTAGAAAGACCTCTTTTTTCACCATGTCTCATTTTATAATCAAGCTCATCATCTACGAACTTTAAATCGTTAGCCAATTTTTTGATTATAAATTGATCTTTTAAGAATTTCTTTGATTTATCTAAATTCTCATTAAGTGGTTGCGAATTTGCAAACTGGTTGTATCTAAATAATTTCATACTCATATATATTAAATAAAAAAACCTCAATTTTTAAAATTGAGGTTTTAATTAATTATTTAATAAAATTAAAGTTTTAATCTTTCTTTATACTTTAATTCTTTAATTCCATTAAGTTCTGTTTCTAATGAGTTTTTTCTCTTACTAAGATTACCAAGAGCCGTAGAAAGAATTTCAGACTCACCGATTAATTCAATAGAACCTTTAATTTTTTCAATATTGAAGTTAACATCTTCTAATTTTAAAGAAACTTCTCTTTCTTTGTCTTCTAATTTTCTCTTAACAACTAACTCTTTATCTAATTTATTTTCAAAGAAATAAGTTAAATCATAATTAAGTTCGTTTCTAACTTCGTTAACTAATTCAATAGCAGACTCATATTTGAAGAATGAATTACCATATCTTTCGTCACATCTGTATAAGAATGTGTTGTTTTTGTAATTGAAAGCAAAACACTCTAAATGTGGGTTAATTAAGTTGTTAATTCTTTTAACAACATCTAACTCAACAAATTTATCCATATTTTGAGATACTTCTAAAAGAACTGGATAGAAATTTTTATTAACGATTGGAACGATTGGTGAGTTGAAAAGTGATTCTAATGTAGTTTCACCATCTAATTCATCATCATTGATAAAAATACCTTTTCCACTAACACCCAGACCAACAGTTAAATATTCAGAAATTCTGAAATTTACTCTATCATCTGAAATTTGAGCATATTTAAGTGCAGACTCAATCAATCTTAAGCTTCTAAGTTCTTGCTCATCTTTAACATGTGTCTCAAGAAGAGTTTTTTCAATTGAATTTTCAGTTAAAATAAACCAAGAATCTCTTACAAGTGCAATATGACCATCTTCCACTTGCTCAACGATTGTGAATACTGATTCACCTTTACCACCACTCAACAAATTAGTCTTTTGCTCTGGTGATGTAGTTAAATTATGAACGAATAATTTAATCTCAGGAACCCAATCATAAATAGCCAATTCGTTAAGAACTTTTGACATCCTATCTTGGTCAGAATCCAAGTTGATAGTTTGTAAAAGCACGTTAATTGGGTGTCTGTACAATTCTCCTTGATTTTTAGAATTTAATACATTATATAAATTTTTTAACTCATACAATAATTCATAATTCTTCACATCATCATTGAGGCTTTCTAATAAGGATTTAACACTTTTATCATATGTATAAGCCTTTAATCTTTCATTGAGAGAATTAACAATAGTTTTTTCAGAATGTTCGTTACAAGCATTCATGTGTCCTTCTACGATTGCTGAAATCTCTTCTTGGTCAAGCGAAAGATTCTTTTTGAAGTTAAACAACTCTAGCTTAAGATTCTTCATATTTTATAATATTTTTTTTTATTTATTACTCTATATATTAATAGAAAAAAACCGTTTTTTGCTATTTTTTTAATTTGGTCCATTAGTCCGATTTGGGTTTCCAGCATTGGGATTTAATATCGGAGTAGTAGATCTTTGTCTCGCTCTTAATATGTTACTAAACCATCTCGTTCTCTTTGGAGCGTACATATAGTAGTTAGGATCATCAGAAGGCGCAGCACCTGTAGGTGAATCTCCACCCCACGGACTTGTAGATGGATTAGGATTAGTGTTAACGCTTCCAGTACCAACAGTTATACTAAACGTAGCACCACCACCAGTAAGACCATTGTTTTGCCAAACAGGCTGACCACTAACAGACGAAGGGAAAATCGGACTAACAGGAGGAGGTGGAAATGGTCGACCAGGTGGAAAACCATTGGGTGCCAAAGGCGGTCTAGTAGAACTAGCACCATTTGGTATATTAGGCCCAGAAGAAGCTGACAACGGATCTAATGGACTTCCAGAATTTGCAACACCACTAAAATAGTCAGAAAATCCACCTGTTAAGTTATAACCATTCATATCGGTCATACCATCACCATAGTATCTCGGATAACCCTGAGGATTTACTCGGTCTTTTCTAAATGCTGGGTAATAAGTCTGTACCTGAAAAGAAACTGTTAATTTAATTGTGTTGTCACTTGTTAAATTCTTTTCTCTGTTGATTTCAATTTGATTTGTATCAGGAAGTAACATAACGGCATCTATATTCATAAAATTATGTTCAAAATACATAAATTTATAAATCCAAAGTGTATCCATAATTGCCTGAGAACATTTGAAAGTATCAATTTCATTAGAAAGTAATATAGTCAAATCATAATCAACTACAATTGGCACAGCTCTAACCTTTGCTAATATTTTTCTGATTTCGTGTTCATTTTCAACAACCATTCTTAGCCAAACATTTGGATTAGCAAATTCATCTGAAGTAATATTAAATGACTTCATCGTGATGTGACCACGAGGTATAACATCTGTATTTAACTCGATAAATCTATTTTCAGAAACTATATCATCTTGAAAAGTATCAAGTAAAAATCTTTCATCACCCGTCAAAGAATAATAGAAAGGAACTTCTACCGGAAAATCTCCAGAAGAAAATCTGTTAACCCATCTAATTTGACCCTCCAGTGTATCTAAAACACAAACCGTCAAATCTCGGAAGAAAACATCCTCCATATTAAATCTTTCACCGATCATAATCATATATATAAAAAAAGACTTCTTTCTAAACTTCTTAACTAATCAAAATATATTTTATATGAGCTTAAATAATTTACTACTTTGGGAAAAGTGGAGACCAAAAAACATGGACGATGTTATACTACTTCCCAGAATTCGAAAATACTTCGAAAATGGCGTAAACGGTAATTATATCTTTTATGGAAACTACGGAACCGGGAAAACCAGTTTAGCAAGAATCCTCATAGGTAAATACACAAAAAACACACCTTATTTAGAACTAAATAGTTCACTATACACATCAATTGATGTTTTAAGAGGAGAAATTGAAAATTTTTGCAAATTCACACCGATGATGGAATCGGAATCTGATATAAAATTTATTTTCTTAGATGAGTTTGAAAGGGTATCAGTTCAGTTTCAAGACGCATTCAAAGCATTTATTGAAAAGTATAATAAAAACGTAAGGTTCATTATAACCACCAACCACATTAACAAAATTACAGATGGTATAAAATCTAGAATTCCACAAATTAATTTTGATTGTCAAAGTATTGAAGAGGAAAAATATCTTAAACAAGAAATTGCAAAACGAATTATGAAAAAAATCCTTCCATCGGAAGGCAAAGAAATTCCAAAAGATCATCTAATTGAAATTGTTCAGAAAAAGTTTCCAGATTTCCGTTCTATAATGGTAGAAGTACAAAATTACTTACAAACCGGAAATATTGGAGAGAACTCTTCTAATGTAAGTAACAAGGTTAAGTTAGATTTATATAATTGTATTTATGACAAATCATCAGACTATGAAAAAGTTTATCATTTTCTAATGAATAACTTTGGTGCTGAAAAAATCGACACTCTGATTAAATTATTAGGAAGACCATTTACTGATTGGTCTATTTCAGAGAATAAAAATGTTGAAAAATTATTTGAATGTAATTATATTATAGCCGATTATACTGATAAATTAGAAACAAATACAGATCCAATTATTTTAGGAATGACAATTATTGGAAAATTCAGAGACCTTCTAAATTGAAAATAAAATATATTTATATATAGTTCATGGCAAATTTCAATTTCATTGACTTTTATATAAAATATCCAGGTCACCCAAACTATACTAGTTATAAATTTATAGAAGACGACACAGTAAGAGTAATTCTACAAAAGTATGAAATGATACTTTTTACCAACAAAGGCGAGCTATTAGGCGATCCAAACTTTGGATGTGATTTAACTGCCTTACTACATGAGACATTACTTTCAGCACCAGCAATCGAAGGCGATATTAGAGCCCAAATTGCAGATTATATTCCAGAGTTAGAAGGTATAAATTATGAACTTTCAGTGGAAATAAATCAAGATCCAGATAATTTTCAAGAATATATGTATATTTTCTTTTCAATAAGTGAAGTAGAGGTGAATGTTCGAGTAAAATAACTATATTGGACAGCTTTGAGCCGTATAAATAAATTTATAATTTCTTTTGATTTTAACTCCCAAACTTTCCGCAGTGGTAACTACATCTTCTAAACACTCAGAATCAGCACCACCAACAATAACTACTTCTTTACCTTTTAAGCCAACTAATAAATCATAAAGTTTTTTTGGTACATGAAACCAAACGTGATTGTTGTTGATAAAAGTAATTACAGTTCCTTCTTTTGTAGGAAAAATATCTCCTTTTTTAAGTGATTTTTTCTCTTCTCCTTTACTTATCTCATCATAAACCGACTTGTCTAAAATTCTTTTGTAGAAATCAGCATCAACATCATAGTTGTATCGTTTTTCTATCAATTCTTTTTGATTTGGAAAGTGATATAAGTCTCTATGAATAGGAATTTCTGGATATTCGTCATATAAGTAATCTTTATCTACTATCTTGCCATCCACGTGATTGTCCCAAAGTTGGTAAACATTTTGAAAGTTTTTACAATATTTTTTAAGTTCATTCAAATACATCTCTGAGAAATACTTTTTGAATGATTTTTGAACATCAACGATTATAAGAGTGTCTTCGTTATAACTTTCAAATGTTTTAATAAACTTCATAAATTATATATTAAATAAAAAAACCCATCATTTCTGATGGGTTCTCTAAATATTTTGATTAGATTAAGCTGGTAATTCTTCCTCGCCCTCTTCTTCCTCTTCTTGTGCTTGAGCCTGAGCTTGACCTTGTGCCTGACCTTGTGCCTGACCTTGTGCCTGACCTTGTGCTTGACCTTGTGCTTGACCTTGTGCTTGACCTTGTGCCTGACCTTGTGCCTGACCTTGTGCCTGACCTTGTGCCTGACCTTGTGCCTGACCTTGTGCTTGACCTTGTGCCTGACCTTGTGCCTGACCTTGTGCCTGACCTTGTGCTTGACCTTGTGCTTGACCTTGTGCTTGACCTTGTGCTTGACCTTGAGGTTCTTCAAATTCCTGAGCCTGAGCCTGACCACCTTCTGGTTGAGCTTCAGCTTGTGGTTGAGCTTCAACTTGTGGTTGAGCCTGAGCTTCACCTTCTACTTGAACTTGTGACTGACCCTGACCCTGTGTTTGTCCCTGAGCACCACCCATAATAGCATTACCTGGAATTTTTTCAACATCCAGATTATTCATATTAATAAACTTAACAATCTCTTCAGCGATATCAACATCACCAAAAAACTGACGTAAGTTTTTACCAGTAGTATCTTTTACTTTTTTAACGTAAGCATTGATTAATGACTGAGGAATATCAATCATAGTCTTAACTTTATAGATATCGTTTACTTGAAGAACAGATTCTTTAATAATCTCTTCTCTGTTTTTTCTAACACGATAACTTTCAAATGTTCTTATGTGCTTCATTTTTAAATTATATTTTTTATGAGTTATATATTAATTAAAAAAATTCATTTTTTATACATTTTAATGAATTAATAAAACTAATAAAATACCGCCTATAATACCACCTATGCCAACACCGTAAGCGATATTTCTTTTTGTCTTAAGCGTTCTGACCTCATTTTCCAAAAGTCCTATTTGTTTATTCCTTACTTCTATTTGTTGGTCACAGGTCGCAACGTTTGTTTCACAGTTAGCCAATCTTTGTTCAAGATTTGCTAATTGATTATCTTTATCTGTAATTTGTCCTTTATGGAGTGTAATATCGGTTTGTAAAAGACTAACTTGATGTTTATACTCATCTATCACTTTAATATACGAAAGAGTAAGATTGTCACATTCAGCACCTGCCTTTTCAAGTAAATTTAATAACTCAAAAGCATTATCAATCTTCTGTGCTTGCTCATAAGTCATTACTAATAGTTTCTGACCAGTAGAATCGGTTTCAAATCTTGGATATGTTTGAGAATAACCAACTAATGATATTACAACAAACAAAAATGACAATAGTATATTTTTCATATTTTATTTTAATTTTTCTTTTAAGGAATTTAACAAATCTTCACCTTCTCTTTTGATAGGACTTTTCTTAAGATCTTCAATTTTTTTCTTAGTTTCATCCAAGTCTTTTTTGTTTCTACTCAACTCAGAGTTCGCTTTATTTAATTGTGTTTTAGACTTATTTAGTTCGTTCTCAATTTGTTTGATTTTTTTGTCTCTATCATCAATTGATTTTTGAGTTTTATTAAAATCACTTTTTAATTTTAGATTTACTCTTTGTAAAGAATCTCTAGTATGTTGTAAATTTTTATATTGTTGCTCTAACAATTTGAACTCTTTTTTATACCCGGTACCCTTTAGAAACCAAAGAGAAAAAAATAAAAGACAAACAACTGCTAAAGAAATTATAACAATTGACTTTAAATCTAACCTAACCTTCATAACTTTTTATTAAATTTATGATATATATAAAATAATAAAACTCTCTAAATTTTCGTAATTTTTAGTTTTTTTACTATATTTGTAAAAATTTTTTTAATAAATAAGAAATGACTTTATATTCTTTTGATTTTGATGATACACTTTTTCACACAATGTTACCCGATCCGGGCGAATCAATCTGGCAAGAAAAAACTGGTCAACCGTGGCCACATAGAGGATGGTGGTCAAAACCAGAAACACTAGATTTAGAAGTTTTTGATACACCAAAAAATGAGTGGGTGTATAAAGAATATCTTAAAGCAACAGAAGATACAGATTCACTTAGAATTTTAGCCACTGGTAGGCTTCAAAAAGTTCCAAACATGAGACAAAACATTGAAAAAATTCTAAATAAACACAATTTTTCATTTGATGAAATCTGGTCAATAAAATCAGCAGATGAACAGCAAAATGGAAACGGTTCTAAAGGAATTTATCTTAACTGGGGTGGTGATACTTTTGCATTTAAGACAACATTATTTGAAAAATTAATCGAAATAACAAAATGCGATAAATTTGTTATGTATGATGATAGAGATGAGCATCTTCCGCGATTTGAAGAATGGGCTAATAATCAACAAATTCCAATTGACATCGTAGACGTGGTAAGAAAAACCACAACAAGTATAAATTTTAATATATAATCTAAAACTGTTTAATTATGGCAACAATTACAAAAAAACAAACTCAATCTAAAGCCGAAGAATTACTGTCTAAACCTTATCGATTAGACCTTCATAATGATGACTACAATACGTTTGACCATGTAATCAACTGCTTAATGAAACACTGTGGACATGAATTTGAACAGGCTAATCAATGTGCTCATATTGTACACTTCAAAGGAAAATGCGATGTCAAATACGGTGATTATGATACTATTTCTTCAATGAAAGAAAAATTGCAGAATTCAGGTTTATCAGTAACTATGGAAGTTAACAAATAATTAATTGGTTCCAAACCAGTTTCCAGCACCACCCTGACCTCTATTACGACTTAACACTTGTCTTCTTACTCTTAATAATTGACTATAGTCTAAACCTTCGACAAAATCGACTTGTTTTAAACATTCGTTTATATAAGATGATGTACTCTTGTCAATATGTCGGTTCATCCACTCTTCACAAGACTCTTTGAACTCTGGTTTTGAAAATATAGATGTAGCATTGACGATTGTCATAACACAATCATCATGACCAACATCAGCAGCATATCTGATATTACCAGCTGTTGTAGTATGTTTAACAAATGTAGTGATTTCACGAATTGTATCTTCGTTATTGATATAAAATCCTTTAGACATCATCAGGTCTTGATAGTCTTTTACTAATAAATTTTTATTTTCACCAACTTTAAGACCTACCTTTTCTTCAGTAGAATCAGCTCTGTGTTTATATCTAACAAATACAGATGAACCATAATCATTGTTACCATCAAACACGTGTGGCATTTCAGCTAACAACGTATTACCATAATTGTTTAATTCTAAGACCACTCTTACATTTTCTGGATTTAGATATTCAAATACTAAAACATAAAGAAACTCGGCTAATTGCTTAACGGAACATAGATTACTTCTAAAAATTGCTACCTGGTCTAATCTAAAAAAATCTACCAGTGATTTATAAGCCGCTTTTTGTACTTCTATAGTATCTTTTGATTTGTGATTTATTCTAAAAACATTAATAACGGAATAATCTTGTCCTAAACCTTCAGAAATATCAACAGAAACTACAAACTTATACTCTTTTCTTTTTATCGGTAAGAACAAATCATCATCCTGTACCCATCTTAAATCTTTATAACTAAATTTTAATTTTCTTTCAAACTCATCTAACTCCTCCCACTCATAAAGTTTTTTGTTTTTCAACAATTCATCTATAATTGATTCGTTAAGAAGCGATTTTGAAGCATTAATAAATCTTAAACCATACTCCTGATTGAACGCGTCTTCTCCACCAATATCTTTTATTGCCTCTTCCTTCCAGGTCGTAACTTCTGATAAAGCTCTAATTGGTATCTCAATACCTTTTGAATCTACAACAAAAGAATTTTTGACATCATCATCAGAACAATTTTCATTATTAAAAATATAGATAACATCCTTTTGTAGGTCGGAATTATAACCCATATCAATTTTAGTCAAATGGCCCCACTTTTGTACACACTGTTCAAAAACTTCTTCTTTTGTGAATCCATATTCATATAAATTATGATGGTTTAATCTTATATAAGTAACAAATCTACCAGGTACTTGATACCAATAGACACGCATTGCCTTATAGTTGTTTTTGAGTGGATCACCTTGAGGTCTTTCAGCATCTGTCAATAATTTATGAAAAAGGTTCATACCATTAGGCGTAGATGTTATGATAATCTTTGAGTTCTGAACAGCGGCAGTTGTTGGAAAAGCAGCAGTATAGTAAGGTTCAATAATATTTGAAGGAATATGAGCAAACTCATCTAAGTAAAGAACGTCAATGGTAAAACCAATGGCTGGTGTCTTTGTTCTAGCTGATGTTTTAATTCTACATCCATTTTCGAATGTTAGTGACTTTTGATTCCATGTTTTGATACCTGGTTTCAAAAAGAAAGGTAGAAGCGAGTAAATAGATTTAATCTTATCTACGATTTCAACAGCCGTATCACCTTTGTTGGCAACAATCATAATGTTTTTGTCATTATCAAAAAGAATTTTATGTAGCATAAAAATTGCAGATGAAATAGTTTTTCCTACCTGACGAGATGCCATCAGAATATTAAATCGACTACTTACGAAATTATCCAGTATTTCTTTTTGATAATCTCTTAATAGAATATTACCAATTGAACCGTCTTCTCTTTTTACTTTACAGTATTTTTCTACAAAATAGTGAACATCTAAGGCACATTTAACATACTCTTGTTGTTCATCAGCTGACATTTTGAATGTTACACCTGCTCTT